ATATTTTTTTCCTCTCTTCCTCTTGTTTGCTACGTAATTCTCTAACAGTCTTTACGAATTTTGCAAACTTTTCATCTTTGATAAGGATTATATATGCTTTTTCTTTTATTGTATGAGATATAAATAGAACATCTCCCGCTTTCACCTCATTTGGATCAAAATCGATCACATAATTATCGTTTTCTGGTAATTTTAACGCACCATCTTGCTCAATGTAAAAAAACACGATATGCCAAATCCCATTTTATGTCTTCATTGCGAACAACATTTCCAGTCTCACTGTCTATGTTAAAGCATTCACCTGCTGTTATAATATTAACTTTCATGCGAACAATATTTTAAAGTTTTATTGTTTTTATATCGACGTTTTAGTTTAAATTTAAATAATTCATTTAGTAGAATATCATAATTGAAATCTAAATCTTTCATTTTATCAACTATGTCCTTAAATTGAAACATTATTATTTGATGTACAATCTATTCGTCTTCATTTAAATTTGAACTTACTTGTTTACATACAGTATCAATTGTTGACTACGGCTACAACATCATAAATGCATATAATCTGTGTATCTTTTACAAGATCGAAATATTGTGCAGCTCTATTTGGGTAAGCTATCGTGTCTCCGACTTTGATATCTGTATCTTTGTACTGATGTGGTACTTTCAACACTATTCCTTCTCTATAATCACAATCAACTTCTCTAGTCTCAGTTTTTGTACCTTCGAAATCAATTGCCTCAACACCGTCTTTATCTTTCTTCGGTTTCTTATCAACCGGAATTGGAACAACGAACTCTTTCTTTACTTTCTTGAGAGGTAAAGGTTTTACGAGAAATTTAGTAAGTGTTTCGTATTTAATGTGATCACTCACACTTTCAGCAATTTTTGTCTGATCTGTAACTTTAACTGTATTCATCACTTCTTAAGAGATCTAAGGTAAGAAACTGTTTTAATAAGATTTCGAAGAACTGTCTCTTTCTCAATCTTTACACAAGCTGGAAGATTTTTCATATCCTCATCAAGATTATCAAGATCGGCATAATACGTCTCCAACATTGAATCCATTGTATCAAATACATTACAGAACTTATCAACTGGCTCAGAAAGATAACCATCTTCGATCAAAGCTTTTGCAAAATCTGGTGATATTGAATACACTGTTGTAGCTTTGCTTGTAATATCATCATTCTTACATACTGAGTTATATTCAGTTGTGTGTGTATTTGTATACATCTTTCCGTCTTCGGAGAGCTCAAACGTTTCGCCGGGCTCCATCCAACCATACGGCTTAATAACTGTTAATGTTTTATTCATATTTTTTAATTTTATATTTTAACAAGGGTCTCACTACTTACATATCGTTTTCGTGGTATCTGCATCTGTAACGGGATTTTTTATGCAAAAGGTTGCAACAACATAAAATTTTTTTATAAAAATGCAACTTTTTTATGTTTTTTACGTTATATGTATGTAAAAAGAAGGAGAAGAAGGGGGACTATAGGGGGTTATTAAGGTAGTTTAAGCTGAGCTATATAAGTAATCTAGTAATATTGTAGTCTATATAATATTATAACCCTATAGTACTATATAACCTTTTATTGTGTAAAGTAATATATAAATATATACAACATATGGATATAATAAACCCTAAGTATTATAAAGAACACCCTAGTGGTGTAGAATGTATAGATATAGCTAGACATTATTGTTTCAGTATAGGTAATGCTATAAAATATCTATGGAGAGCTGGTCTAAAAAAAGAAATTGGTATACACGATACTGCAAAAGAAATAGAAGATCTTAATAAAGCAATTTGGTACATACAAGACAGAATAAAACAACTTAAAGAGATACAAAAACAATCTGTTGACGACATTGCAGATGGTGTTTCTGATCTACTATTAGATCCAACTTCACATAAAGAACCATGCGTTGAAGATAGTAATTTCTGGGATAATACAGTTAGAGATTATGCCCATAAGGAATATAAACGATTAAAGAAAATCCAGCAAGAATATGATGAAAAAGAAACAAAAGAAGATGATAGATAAATATGATCCTGTGATATATCCAAGATTATTATATGTTTGTAAGAACTGTACACTAAAGGATTTACGAGATCGTTTTACTACAAGAAAGGGATTAGAAATATCTGACGAATAGGATCCATCAAGTGAAACATTTACATTCTACGCTATTGATAAGAAAACTAAAGACTGGGTAATTCTAGTTTGTATAGGTTACAAATCTGATAGTATGGAAGATTATATATCTGATATCTGTCATGAAGCAGAACATGTGAAACAATCAATCTTTGAAGATATAGGATTACCTACAACAGTAGATTCACAAGAAGCAGATGCCTATTTAGTAGGATGGGCTGCAAAATGTATATACACAACTTTTATAAAGAAATAATATGAAATTAGCATCACATAACAGTTTAAGTTTTGTAAAACCATATAGTTGGTGGGAGAAATTAATAAATTTTACATCAAAGTGCCAATCACTTGATATACAATCACAATATGCAAATGGAGTACGTTTATTTGACATGAGATTACGTAGAAAGTGGATTTCTTGTTGTTCGCATGACTATGATGCAATAGCTGCTCACGGATTAATAGAATATAGAAGCATTGATGTTTCCAATACATTGTATTATCTTAACAGCAAATCAACAAAAGATGATCCTGTATATATACAATTAAATCTTGAAAATCTTAAGTCTGACGGAGATAGAGATTATGTATGGTTTGAAGAATTATTTAAAGAATGCTCAGAGCGTTATCCAAATCTAATATTCTGTGGAGGATATGCTAAACACCCATGGCGTAAGATCATAGATTGTGAAGATCCTTCTATATGTCAAAAGAATTGGGAATTTTTTAATTATAAAGATCAACCTACTACACGAAAAAAGATAAAGTGTTTCTTTTCAAATTTATTACACTTTTCCCCAAAATACTGGGCTAAAAAGAATAATCAAAAATATAAATCTGATGGTACGTCTGCTGATTTCTTAATGTTAGATTTTGTACAATATGGGGACATTTGATTTCTTAAAAGCTGTAAGTTTAAATGCTGTATTATATTATGCAGATTACTTAAGTTTATATTATACTTCAATACCTGTAACAGATACGTGTAAATATTTTATAATTTATGGGACACCAGTGAATGCTGCATATATGGATGGACATTCTCCTATATATGATGAAAATAATCAATATTATAAACAAGCATTAGACGAATTATATAACATTCAAGCTAAAACAGGTAGATCCGGTATGATTTCATTCTTACAAAATTTATGCAATGTATTTGCTAGAGGATGTGTTAATGGAGAACAAATGTTAGATTGTATATTATATTATAAATCAAAGCGTGAAAAGAAAGATGCTAGAGCCAAATATAAAAACTATGTATCTAATATACGATATGAGCTACAACAAGAAGAAGACGGCGAATTGTACACCGTAGAATGTACAAAATATGTAAAACACAACGGTATCAAACCTAATTACGATGACTGCGAAAAAATTAATAGATTATTTAAAGGATCCTTAGATGATTAAAGCAATAAAAGATGCAACCAAAAGAGAAAACAAACGTTATAGATCAGGCGACTACAACATCTCTGATTACACGGGACAAAGTGGTGAGATATGACTTCCAAGGTTGGCCAGAATACCAAATAAGGGTTATAGATCTCTTAAAAGTATTAAATATCCCAATAGATAATATATCTAAAGATATATTAGAAAAGCATATAGAAGTACTTGAAGATGATGGGATGGGCTATGCGTAGAAGACGTATAAAGCTGTAGATTGTGGAATAGATAATGATAAAATAAATATTTGGATATGAGACTTATAAAATCTAATGTAGAACAAATAAAACAGAAAAAAGGTTTATCCGGCATTAAAAAACAGATAGAAATAGCTGGTAGAACATGTTATAAATCTGAAGATAAAATAACAAATAAAAGCTGTGAAGAGTTTGTACAACGTATGATAAATTCAGGTCATACTGCGATGTTAGAGCATGGGACAGTATATTTAACAGTACCTGCAGAAGATGCAAACAATGGTTATAAATATTCATTTAATAAGTATTCTAAAGTTAATTTTGACCCTACAGGTAAAGATACTAATATATACGTAACTACAAACTATAGAGTTATAACTGAAAACAAGTGGGAAGATGACCTTAAATACCTTACAGAACCTACAAAAAACCACGAAAAACGTCTCACATTCCGTATAATATGTGATAGAATTACATCACAATCAATAGTACGACACAGAGTTATGTCTTTCGCACAAGAATCTACAAGATATTGTAATTATGCCAAAGATAAATTCAACAGTGAGATAACATATGTAATTCCAACATGGTTAGAAGATAAATTACCAGAAGGTCAATATGTAGAATGGGATGGTGATTGGTGTGATATTGAAAAATTCACAATACAACATCATATTGACAACAGCGTTGAAAATGAATTTGTACAAACATTACAAAATTCAGAGTATTCATACATGTATTTCATAGAAAATGGATGGAAACCACAGCAAGCACGTAGTGTTCTCCCAAATGCCTTGAAAACAGAGATAATTGTAACTGGATTTATATCAGATTGGCTTAGATTTATAGCCATGAGAACAGCTCCAAATGCTCACCCAGACATACAAAAATTAGCAAATATAATATTGACAGATAAAGAGATTAAAAAGTATATAATAACAGATAAAAAATAAGATGAATAAAGTTATAAAACCATTAGGATATTGTAATAAAGTTACAGAAATTACAAGAGATAATATTAATAATATTGTTATAAATGCCTTAAACGTTTTAAAACATAAAACAAACAATAAATAATATGGGAGCGATAATTATAACGATAGTAAGTTGTATAGTATCATTTACAGTAGGTTATTTTATAGGCTATTGTGATGGTGTAAGATATTGAATTATGATAGAGAGTACATTTCTCCTAGTAGGAGTTTTTATAGGGTATTATGCATGTTTAGTATTACATAAAGATAAATAATATATATGATCATCGGGGTTGACTTTGTCGATCTCGATTTTTTTATGTCACTACGTTTGCACAATATAATTGAGAGTAAAAATTAAAAATTTTATTTTTTTTATTATAAGTGTGTAAAAATGTGAAACAGCAAATTTCAGACTCCCGTACCTGTTCTCGGAATGAAAGTGCCCGTATTGGGTTGCTATCCGTAAATGTGAATTTTATGAAAAACGTTATTACTAAGGTCGTTGTAAAATCGTTGGAGCTGTCGAAAACGGTAGATAATTCGTTGCAAGTCGAATGCGAGTCGTTAACGGACTTCGCAAATATGTCGGTAGAGGATATATTACTCTCTGGCGGTGTGCGCAAATATGTTTTTTTCTTAAAAAATTGTGCGGACAAGAAAGATATACTCACAACAGCATTAGTCAATAAGGACACGCACGTAATTGTATATACGTTCGATGTGTCGGAAATCGTAGTGGGTAAATCGTCCGTTAATGTTGTATCTGATGGAGAAGTGACTGGAACATATACGGCACTTACATATGTGTTGCCGTGTAAGGCTGATTTTCAACCATCGGAGCAAGATGTCGAAGGCGCAAAACAAGCGTTAACCGCACAAGTCGATAGACGTGTTGCAGCTGGTACGTACGAACTTGTATGACTTATTGGAGGGCAGTCGAAAGACTGTCTCTCCTTGCGTAATTAGTGTCACATTTGCCATTTACATAGAGAAATTCCTTCTTAATATATAGCTTTTTACGAAACTTTATATAAATCCTGATTCAAACTTTAAATTCGGAATTATACATTCTGATGAGTTAACCGATGACGGTTGAGGTGAATACAACACCAAGAACAGAAATAAATGTACAAGTATGTGTACGCTCACAAACATGCTTGATAAAGAGAGCTGGCAATACGGAAAGACGTATAAACTTGGTTAGTCATATGGCCTGGTAAACCATATGCCGTCTTAATATAACTAAGGTTATATTGGTATGTAAGACGAAATGTTTTAACATCGCATTATATACATTGTATAGGTGTACTGGAATGACATACCTGAGTCCAGTAGTCGGAATAGTTCCTGCAGATATTATTCTGTACTGATGTTATGTGTAATCGGGTGGTTACCGCACACTGATTACGACGTTGTAGATGTACGACTACAATGTTTAATTAATTATGACAAGTCCTGAGCATGACTATAAACTGCTCATTTTTAATACATTTATGTTGTAATGTAGCCTTTGGCGGTTCCAAGCCCGCATGAGAAATACAGAGGACAACGAAACACACAGGTTTCACATCATAGTACACGTGATGTAAACGTATTGTATGTAAAAAGTATCTAGTTCCTATCAGGCTTCTAAATGGAAAGGATATACATACAATACAGTGTACAATTCATAGTTAAATTATTAATTATGAAAGAAAGCCTGGTCATCCACCGCAATGTCGAGAAGTGCGGTAGTAATAGAGCGACATCTGTTACGAACTATGTTCAACGGTCTACTTACGTTGTATGATAAGCATAGTTAGTACATTTTACCAGATGTACAATTCCAACTAAATTGGTCAATAGTTGTATGTCGCATAATCCCTGTAGGTGAGTAGACCACTTGCACTGCAGCTACAGGGATGTTTTAAATGCCTCTTAGCTCAAAAGCCAGAGCCTCACAGATGTAATATCATGCGAGAGATGATGGTTCGAATCCATCAGAGGTAACTTCTTTTATAGGTTTAGTGTGAGGGTGAACTGTTCGTGAGAATCGTTCACTCTTATTTTATTTAATACAGCTTGGGAGTTTATAAAATACAATAACATAAAATTAAAACATAATCAATATGCGAGAAAAAGTAATAGAGTTTATTGTAGCTAATACGTCCTTTAGTTACGATGAACTTAAAACGTGGTCTAACAAAGAGTTAGATGACTTTATGGGACGTGCTTTTCCAGTAGAATATTAAAAAACATTATCAAGTATGAATAAATACAATCCTGAAGAACTAAGTGTTGCTATCAAAGCAGCACTTAATAAAGGTATCAAAGGAGAAAGAAATCGCAGAACATCTTAGTAGATATTTTGGAGTATTGATAACAGAAGCTAAATTTGGAGATCTTAAAGACTTCTCCGTTTTAGCATATAAACCTGAAAACAATGAGTAAATTAATGCTATCTTTCACAGCCACATTTTGTGCTACAATGTGTGCTGTTCTACTATATGTAGAAAGAGATAATTTAAGTACTAGCACAGACGAAAATATTATTTTGAGTATACTTTTTGCGGTAATTGCCATATTGTCATTCTTGATATTCTATAAAGAGTGCAATGATTGGTTTCACTTAAATGAAGAATAAGGTTATGAAAATGGAAACAAAATATCTTATTGTAGATACGATAGGACTTGTTCTTATTTTCTGTCTCTCACTAACTTCAGCAATTGCACAATGCTCAACTGAGCGTGATAACAAGCGATTAACTGAAATAATTGAAAGACAGAAAAAGCTTATTGAAAAATATAAGCAGTTTGAAGATATATCTGTACAAATCTACATTAACCAAGTAGATAGTACAGGTGATACATTCGATAGCTCGGACAATGGAGTGTTATTTTGGAACACTCTATCGGAAATCGATAGTCTAAGAAACTTAAAGTAGTTCCATATCATTTACATTTTAAAATTAGACAAGGGCTCTACGGTTCGTGAGAATAGTAGAGTTTTAACCATTACTGATGAGTCTTTGAAAATTAAGACGAAACACGAAAGTGTCTAATGGAGCCATATTTAGAATTTTGACTGTAATTCCTTTGTGTAATATCAAAGGGAACAATACTGGTCTGTGAAGATAGGTATTGTTTTTATTGGACTATGGTGTAATGGGAACACAACAGTTTTTGGCGCTGTTGTTCCAGGTTCGAATCCTGGTAGTCCAACTAATAACGATATAGGCAGAGTCAGCAATGCTATGCAATTTGTTTTTAATTGTTTATATTTATTAATTTTCTACACGATTCGTAAGAATAGTGTAGTTTTCTTAGATTACTCATTAAATATATATATATACATGACCGCAGAAGAATTTTTGAAAAACGACAATTCTTATCTTGTTGTCCCACATAAAACTACAAACATTTTCAGTAAGGCTTTTTGGGAAGAAGCTGATAATAAAAACCTTAACCATAAATTTGCAGGTTCCAAAGGAAATCAACGTGAAGCTTATGAAGCCGGAGTTAAGATAGGATGGGAAGAAGCTACTAGAACTCTTAAGGATTCTTTGAAAGTTCCTAATAATGTTAACCTTACTGATAAAGAATATAAAGATATAATAGCACTTCTTAGTGCTTTTGGTTATCAATTTACATATATTAATCTTAATCCTTACATGGGTAATACAGGAAATTTAGTTCCAGGACTTAATATTTGTAAGAATATATCAGCTATTGAAGCAGGTGTAGTTTTATCAGAAGAAGATAAGCAAGAAGTAATAAAAACTTTAAAAGAAAAAGCTAACCCACGTTTATTTAGTTAAAAATTATTTTATATGATTATCTCGGACATGTCTATGGTAGAAAGCAAAAGTCACACCGAAAGTCGTGAGTTCAATTCTCACCATATATAACCTTACCATAATTAATCGGTGTTGGCAGTAAAAATAAGTTCGATTCTTATCATGTCCACTACAAGCTATTTGTAAGTCCAAGACATCAGCTTATTAACTTCTTTATGTGACAGATAAAGAAGATTTTAAATTCTAAACAATAGTATTGCAATACGTTTAGACAAGGACGCACGTAGTAGGTGAAGAGGAGTAGCTAATCCAAATTACCGAAACCTTGTAAAATCCCCGTGCACGCATACAGAGTGATTCACTGTGAAGAATTTCGTAATTTCCTTAGGTCTCTATTGATGTTGTGAATAATAGTAGCAATGGTTAAAATGAGAATATTGCCTGTAGAAACAGGAATTTGGGCATTAAATTAAATCCTAGCCCGGGGTAAATAAAATGAAAACAGAGCACAAATCAATTGTAGCAGTTTCAACAGATGGTACTTATGCTGTACGAGCATTGTTTGATAAAAATTATCAGCTATGTGATATACAGCCAAGAGTACAAGGTAAATTTGTAGATGGTCGTTTTCGCAGCGTAACACAAGAGACGCTGAACATGTATCACGGTCAACCTTATGACGTGTGTCATGATGAAGTACTAATTAACTTAAAATGGATAGCTGACAATGAAAGAAACACATTCGAAGAAGGTTTTGCAGAACCAAGTGAATCCGCCGAAGAAGAGTAAGTGGAACCAAAAGTGTTGGAAAATATATTTCAAACACGATGGATGTTCAATGTTGTTATTTGACAACTTGACAGGTGTTAATGCCATGATACGCGCAAAAACGTTATCAAGGTTATACAACAGCTGGAAAGGCAAGTTTATCATTACAAAATAAGTTAATTATGGAAAAGACAATAATAATGCCTGGACAATTTGTGACATTCGAAAATGCAATATACAAAGCTAAAAAATGTTACACGAATAAGATTTAAAAGATCTATTAATAAAACGAAAAAATGAAAATTATTGTTAACAACGCTTCTCATCTATGTAAATGTTATAGATGTGGATCAAAATTAGAGGTAAGTCCTAGCGACATAAAAAACAAAAGTTTCTCTGGAAGAGATTGTGAACTTGCTGAAAGATACTACTTTGTGTGTCCATGTTGTGAAGCAAAAAATGATGTGGATTTACAAACGTTTTATACTTTCGAACCTTATGTGGATAAAAACGCAATAATATTATAAAGATGAATCAGAAAACAAAAATAGCAGCAGTTAAAGCATCGTTAAAACAGGATGAACGTACTACTTTAAATATCATCACTGATAAGTTATCAGATGATGATATTGATTATTTAACATCTAAAATTCTATGATAAAAAAGCGTTTAAAGCCAGGACAGTTGTTCACAATGTACAATCATATTTGGCAAGTTCGAAAATGTACAAGATGGCCTTGTGGTAATTGTGAACTATATCCGTATCGGATATCATTAATAGTAAAATGGGATGTTAATCCATGTGATCAATTATGTTTGTGTGGTAAAAACATCATACCTTCAGAATATGTTGCAGTATTAGTAAAATGAAAAATCAAGACGAACAGTATTCAAATGTATGCGGTAAAACATTAGCAATATTATTGTTGATAGTAATAGCACTATTAATAAGTGCTAATAAGTGTTCCGCACAGTCATATAAAACTGTAAAACCAACAGTACAATATGACACAATTCCAGTAATTAACAAAAATATATCTACAGTTTATCTCATGGAAAAAAGAAACTATATGATATATAAGTATAAAGGATGTAATGAAGCTATTCAAGTTTCTAAATCCATTGTTGATTACATGTTATTATGCTGTGAACTTAAGTGTTCCTGTAATCTCGCCATCCTTAAACGTAAAAAGGACGGCGTATTCTCTCGTGTCATAAAATACAAACCAAATTATGACAGATCTCAATCAGAAAACGACATTCTAAATTTTAAAGTTTATCAAAAATGAAAACAGAATTGAAAAAACAAGCAGAGTTAATAATCGATGTATGCAACGCTAGAACATTCGCTCAGCAGATATTAGATCCGATACTATCCTTCGGGAATAATGGTATTGGACTAACAAAATTGTCTATGAACCAAGCAGAAAACAAAATAAAGCTTGAAATATTCACAGTGACGGACAAAGAACGTTACTTTAAGTTCATGGGTAAAATCTACGATGCAGCCGCTAAGTGGAATGCATCCCACAACATGATTGAAGAGGTCGCAAAAATAATGGAGGATACCATTTATGGTGAGACACAGAACAAGACAACAAAGTGTGGAGGAACTCACAAAACGAAGATTCCACGCAGAGGTAAGAAAGCTTAAAGCTGTATGTGAACAAGAGGGATGGGAATTAAGTCATTACGACTTATCCCGTCCCGATTGGGTGTGTATATTATCGGAAAGTGATTATGAATTAAAGTCGGACATGTATGAATGTTCTGAGGATAATGAAAATTACTTCCTAAGTCCTGAAGATTATAATCAATATAAAGAAAAATATGAATACGAATAATGATCTTTTAATCAGAGAACTTAAAGCAGAATTGGGTTGCTGTAATGCCAAAATAAACAGATTGGTAAATATTATAGAGTTCTATAAAAACAAAACTGAAAAATTAGAAAAAGAGAATAAAGAACTTCGAGAAGAAAACGAAACGCTTGCCGAACAAATTACAAAAATTTATACAGAAGAGTCTACAGAAGATGATGTAAGAAAGGCGCATAACAATGGTTACGGTACAGCGATAGGCAAAATGATAGCATTTCTAGCTAAAATAAAATTTGATCCTATTGCTCACACAGAGCAAGATTCAAATACTTTTCAAAAAAGTATTTTGAAAGATTATGGAAATTACGATTTTAAAGTGTATGGATTTGCTAAAAACAGAATAATAAACAAGAAATTAAACATTATAAAAGCTCTAGAAGATGTTTATAATGCACCACGTATCGAAATAAAAAGTTATGTAGAATCATTGCCAACTGATAAATACGAAGTAACGTTGTTGAATCACGTAAGTGAAAGTACGTGTAAAAAACTAGTAGATATTTTAACAAAAGTTGATGTCGCATGTGAATATTTCGATATTTAAAATAAAAACAGTTAGTATAAAATAATAGAATAACAAACTTTTAAATAAAAATAAGTATGCGTAGTATTATAGACAATCTTAAAGAGATTGAAGAAGAAAATCTCAAAGAAGTCATCTCATTGACCAATGAGAATGACAGATTAAAGAGAAGAATAGCTGCATTTGAAAAAGATGTAATACATACAAATATAGCTATTAAACGATCGTATGAAAAAGGATTTTTCGACGCAATAACAAAAGTTAAAGATGTAATTGACCAATTACGTCCTCAATGTGGATAAAGTATTGCTCATGAATGTGATCCTCCTGAAAACGATGATACGAACACGTGTCGTAAATAAACATTCCAATACAGAGGTATAGTATCAAACTATACTTCTGTATTTACATAGTAAAATAACTACGGTATTCTTTCCGTAACGGTCCGAAGTCCGTGTAAATATTGACGGCTATAGAGTTAATTAACATATACTTAACGTTTTAAAATTTATCAAAAATGAAAAAACTAAAATTTATCCATGTAATGCTAATTGTGGCATTCGCAACTTTGTGTTTCGCATCGTGTAAACACAAATCTGGACCAAATGGTTCAGACAAAGAAGCTGTACAAATCACACAAACTGATGTTGATTATGTACAAGCATGTCTAGAAGAAATCAACAACGAACGATACAAGTCAGTAGATGACTTTGTCTCGTCAATGATGGTTAAGAACTATGACATGCACATCGACAGTGTGATCTGTTCTATTCCAACACGAAAATTGGAACAAATCTCTACAGCTGTATATTCCAAATATGGATATATAACTAAAGAGTTGATTGCAAAAGAATATGACGAATATTACCAGCAGGTATATAAATACATACCTGTCGATATGTCGGAATCTGAAAACACTGTACCAGACACAACTATAAATAATAATAATAAACGATGAACAGAGCTTTTGTAGTTTTATTCGATGGTAATGAAGTGCCAAAGAATGTAGTAGAGAGAATCGCTAACGAAATCGCAACTTGGTGTAGAGCAGATGTTGAAAAAATGTCTATATTTACCTTCGATGAAAGTGAAATTTCACAGTCATTAATTAAGACGGTAATACCACCAAAGATTGGAGAGGATGTAGCTACTTATTTAAGCCATCTTACAATAAAAGAAGCTGAACGTAGAAAGTATGGAGACGCAGCTATTAGAGAGTTGAATTCAGCGTTTCGTTTACGCAAAGATACAGTTCCAGCGACATTTTGTCTAGACCTATCTTTAAAAATGTTAAAGCTTTTGGACAAGGACAAAATAAAAGCTTGTAATGACGATGATATTCGTCTAATAAACGCAATAAGGAATCTTGGAAAAAATTGTCCTTATACGACATCTGTAGCTAAAGCGTACTACTATACGTCGGAAATCGATGAAGTGGTAAAAAGTGTATACAGAAAAATCTTTACAGAATCAGATGGCACATTCAAAAAATGATCGTATAAATTACGATCGTATTGAGAGACAAGAACGGCGTATGAAAAGGATAAAACCTTATAAACGCCAAAGTAAACAACGTATCTTCGACGACATCTATGATGACGACGAAGAAGAATATTATCCACAATAATGTATAGGATAGATTTGTATATGAGAGTAAGGGAGAACAAGAAAAAATTGTTCTCCTCTTGCTGGTATCCATCAGAGAAACAAGCTATTAATGCTAGAAATGCTCTGATGAGTATACCAAAAGGTGTGTATTGTCAATCATTTGGCGAGAACAGACCTGTAAAGAAAAAAATACTTGGCGGTTGGGTTTGTTCTAACCCCATAAAAGACGATCGTTTCTAACCCGATCATATAGATAGGTTAGTAAGTTAATTAACAATTTAAATCATTATCAAAATGGCAAAAGAAAAGAATTCAGCAGCAAAGGCAGTAGAAACTCCAGTAAATGACAATCTCGATACAACATTCGAGAATCTGAAGAAAGGTAACCTTGTATCACAGAACGTTAACGAAAAGGCTCTTGAAGCTATCGCAAAGTCGAAAGAAGAGGAGCAGATTCGTATGGCACAACGTGTAATCAAGGAAGCAGAGTACAACAACTTGAAAACAGTTCTTCGATTGCGTGACCAACGTCGTCGTGCAAGAATTGCAAAAGAGGCTGCAACAGCAACAAAAGAGTTGCTTGAGGGTCTTGTTGGAAAGAAGGGAGACGATGGTAAGTTTGTACCAGGAACTCTGACTCCAACGGAGTATGAAAAGAAACGTAACGAGTTGAAGGACGATATTTCTAAGAAACTCAAGGAGGCTACGACAGCATTTAGTGAAGAGACTGACGAGCTGCACACTAAGTTCCCAGATTATTGGGCATACGACAATTGCTGGGATAACATGATATTCAGAACCACTAACCGTTACTAATATCACTAATTTCCAAAGTGTAGAATCTTAGAATCAGACACTTATTTGCCAAACAGTTCGTATAAGTCGCAAATGGGTCGCGTCGATGATGGCGTTTTTAATGAATTGACATTAGCACAAAGAATCTTAGAATCATGTGGGAAGAAGACTCTCAACGTAGGGAGAATAAACTATACGTACACAGATCAAACAAATAACATTTGTGAACCATCGAGTCGTTTATTCTAAGATCACGTGAGGTGTAAGGAATAACCAAGTGTACTGTCAAAGTGTCAAGTTTATGACGTTCAAGAATCTCAGAATCAGAACATTATCATAACAACATATTTAGTATATTAAACAGATATATCGAATCATATTACTACGAAGATTAAGAGTAGCTAACTTATGATTCAAAGTATATGCTGAGACAAACATTCTGTTTAATCTACCTAAGTATATAGAATCTGATCAATTCTATATACTACAAAATGAAATCGTTTGAGTATGAGTTAATTATGTAGGACGAGGGTTCGAATCCCTCCACGTCCACTCTTGTTTATATATAAGGGCGTGACCGGTTTTGACTGCATAAGGAAGTAAATACGAGATTTCAGAAATCGATAAATCAGAACAATAACATTGTTGACTATACTCACGTAGCGTGAGTATGAGTCCTGACAATTCCTTGAGTCAGTTGGAAAAATAGGATGGTTGGAGAAGTACTAATAACTACGGAGTTGTGGGGTTCGAATCCCTACTTCTCCTCAAAAAATTCATAGATATGAGAGGATATAGAGCTATGATTAAAGACAGACTCGTACCAACCTGGGAGTTAGCATTATTATGGTGTAAAGCTAAAACTCGTTGGGTTGAGACGGTATATAACTGTCATATAAAAAGATTAGGAAACAATAAACAGTTGAAAAAAGAAACTGTATTATTTGTAACAGGACATAAAAACAAAAATGGAATTTATTGTAATTTCATGAGTACTGTTACAAATGATGATTGTTTCAGAGCTAACAATCCAGAAGAATGGGCATATTGGAATAGTGTGTATAATTGGGTGAAATGGTTTTCATCTAATATGCAGATAATGAAAGATGATTTAATTACAAAATCTAAATCTGAATTTCAATCAATTTTTTATGTGAATGATGAATTATATAGATTTTTAATACGAAATATTCATTTGTACGCATCATGAAACAAAAAGGATTTCCAGAAACTCCGGGATTGTACATAGCTCAACGCGAGTACGATGTAGTCTTATTAAAGATTACCGGAATGTATCCAACTTTACAGGTTGGAAAATGTGTGTATCTATCAGCATTGATAGGTGGTAATACAATCAAAGAAGCTCCAAAAGAAATTGTTGACAATATTATATTGTTCAGCAAAAACTGGGAGTTTTCAAAGATTGAAAGTATTGATACGCGTGTATTTCCCAAAACAGCGTTTAAAGTCAATGGAAGCTTGGATCTTGGTACAGACGAAAAACTATCTTTACGTAATACGTATTATCGTTTTGTACAAAGTGGAGTTTCATCGAGTAAAATTATTCGTGCATTAATGTACGAATACCATGTAACTATGGAGCAAATAATATCATTAATAAATGAATTTGATGCATGTTAGTTACGGGACCATTCTTAACTTATCTAAACCAAAATACACTGAAAGAGAAGTACAACATACTGCGAAAGATAGAATGGGCTTATAAATATGACATATACAATAGTTCTGCCATAATAAGTCCATATCCTAAGCAAATATGTATAACCAATAAAGAACTTCGAATTTGGTTAAACTGGGTAAATAGAAATATTGTACTTAGACTTGGTTTAGATTATGAATTAACAATTCGTGTTAAAATAAGGATAGCATCGGGAATGTTATCTAAAATAAAATCTCTAACACAAATTGATAAATTGCAAATTTTTGCAAATCTTATAGAGAATATAAACACGGATTTTGAAATAATGGCAACAGAAGATTTGCCTTTTTAAATTTGTTTGATTATGAATACGCCCAAAATTACTCTAGAAGAAATTGGGATAATCAAAGATGCCAAAGCTGGTAAAGAATCAGCATTTAATTTGTTGTACCATAAATACAGAAGTTTTGTAATAGATTTATTAAATCAATACATAAAAGATATTGATGAGTCTAAAGACTTATCTAATCTTGTATTTCTAAAGGTACATCAAAAACTCTCGAAATTCAAAGACTATCATTCGTTTGGAGGATGGTTGAGAATACTAACAAAAAACACTGCCATTGATTATCTAAGGACATTGAAAAATAAAACAATATCTATAGATGATCAAGAAAACGGAATACAATTATCGGATATCGGAGATATTGTTGATGAAAATGTTTCTATAACATACGATATGTTAATAGGAATGCTTGGTAAACAAACAGAAACCAATAGAAAAATCATCAAATTGTATTACGAAGAAGGAATGACAGTATTACAAATCAGTAAAGCGATAAATGTGCCAGTGGGAACTATAAAGTCATATCTGCACAGGATTCGTAATAACCTCAAAAAACAATTAAAACTATGTTAAATCTTCTAACATTTATCATTGGAATAATTGGTATATTTCTTATTGCTCGATACAATAAGAGTAACAAATTGTTCTGGCTACTGGTCATCTCAATGATGTCTGGTTTCATTGGCGGCACAATTGCAGCCAATATGAAGAGTGATAAGAAGAGTAACGTAGAATATGTTTCACAGAACATGACACCTTGCAGTATGCCCACTGCAACATTCTTACCAGTAAATGGTGAGTATAAGGTAGTTCCAACTGTAGAGACATCAGTTGTAGCTTATGTTACAACATCTACCAAAACTCTTCTTAAAAAACAAAATTTCACAACTCTTTATCACGAAGGATTAACCCCCTTCATTTTTGACTCATCTTGAATATTTAATTCGATTCCAGGATAAGTTAGTTTCTTTTAATAAAATAACCCTTTAATAATTATCAAAATTATGGCACAGAAGAATAAAAACATAACAACAAAGAAGACAAAGAAAAGTGTAAAACCAGTAGAAGCTCCAGTAGAGCAGACAGTTGTAGAAACAGTAGAGGAGACTAAAACTCCAAAGGAAAAGCCGGAAGAGAAGGCTAACGCTACAAACATCACAACGAAGAACATGGTTGGTAGGGTAAATTCATCGCTCGATGCTAATCATCGCGTTGATTTGCTTAATCTTGCGGATGATATCTTCCGCAAAGACCCAGATGCAGAAAGAAAATTTACACTTGAAATTCGTGATAGTGTAAACGCAATTGTAGCAGCGGGAGTAGTTGCAGCACTTGCAGACGAGTCTGTATATGGTACATCAACATTCTCAGCAGTGTTGAATCACGCCATGTATCCGCAGCTTGTTATAGCAGCTAAGGAGATGGGAGTTACACTTCCAAATGTAAAAGCTCTTCCTGTAAATGAAAAGAACGAGGTTATCGTTGAAAGCGACAAAATCAAGGTATCGAAGGATGCCAAGAAGAAGTTGCAGGAGGAGCATGCAATAGAAGACAAGAAACCCGAACTTGATCCTGTAAAGGTGGCAGATATGGGTGAGGAAGCTTTGAAGGAGGCTCTTCAGTATCTTCTGATAGTTGGTCCTAAGAAGACCAATATCAAGAATACACTTGTAAGTGTTGTTGATTTCATGCGTACATATCGTATGACAATGGCAGACAAGGCTGAGAACGTAGCTGAGGCAAAGCTGAAGTATGACGGATATACAGTAGATAAGTGGTTGATGGACGCATTTAGCTACGTTAAACCTACTTTTCTTCTTCACGGGATTGGACGTGGTCTTATCACCATGGCGTCTCTCGCAAAGAGCCCTGTATCCTCATTCTGTATTCTCAGAAGGACTCTTACAGACCCTGAGACAAACAAGCCAGTATGGGACGATCAGTCTATTGCGGATGCAGTAAAGGCTATCATATACCTCGTGGCAAGCAATGCTATTGCAGATGAACAGAAGAATCTCGACGCTCTCGATAAGAAGGCTAAGGATTATAAGGAGGTGTCTGAGAAGTATAAGAACTCAATAGACCATTATAAGAAAATTCTCGAATATGTTTCAAATCCGGATTTTGATGTAATAAACACTATGATCCAAAAGATGGATGACGAGAAAGATCCTATTGCAACAAAGCTCTTCACTCATGTAAAGGATCAGTATTATCCTAACGTAGCGCGTGGCAGATACAAGAATCTTGATTACGATGTAGTTCAGCGTGCCGGTATTATTACCAACATGTTTATAACAGAGGCAGACCGTAACGAGGACTATAACGAAGTAAACATTCAAGAGCTTGTAGCCTATACGACCGAAGAGATAAAAGAAATGCGTGAAGCTGAGGCAAAAGCCAAGGCAGAGGCTAAGAAAGAAGAGTCAAAAAACGCATAAAGGAGTTACGATCAATTCGTAAAAAACGACATATACAATTAGTAATCGACGATGTAAAAGATTCATGTAAGAGATTCGCGAGCTCTGTAAAGAATCTTTTACACGTTGAACTAACTCCTCAAGGAACTCCAAAGTTCGGTCGTAACTCCTAGTAAATAACTTCAAAACATTATCAAAATGTCAGAAATCCATGTAGGCAGCTATAAAAAGCTTAGAAAAGTGATTAATCGTTTAAACAGTGATGGGTATTCACACAACTTGCGTAAAAACATGCGAGTTCCTAGACATAATGGAATAACCGTTATTGTTGATCACGATAAAAAAGAGGCTGTCGCTTAAACTTTAAAAACATTATCAAAATGAAAAAGTTAACAACTATCATTTCGTGCTCAATACTACTAATATATGGATTATTAGTAGGTATAAATAATAGAGTAGATCCTGGTGCAACAGCATATGCTGCGCCAGCGGCGCCAGTAATAGGCGCATTGCCATATGATCTCCAACAGAGTCATATGAAACGTGATACTGTCTATATCACAAAAGACAGTGTAGTGTGCAACTATAAAGAGAGAATAAAAGAGGTAAAAGTACCATATGCAGTACATGATACGTTGTATGTGCCAGTGTTGTATATAGCTTCACCCAAGGTTCGTGAGGAGCAAACCTGTGGTAACTCTCAATCCGAGTATATTGTAAGGAAAGCTAGCTCTGAAGATATCGACCACAAAACGACATTCACTCCGGGAGAGAATAGTTAAGGCTATTCAGTCGTAGACATCTCCGTCAGTACTTATAATGGGTCTCATTAGCCCATGTACGAAAGAAACTTGATCCGAGAATATGTTAACCTTCTCAAAAGGCGAGATCACTCAAAAGGTAGGATGAAATGTATTATATGTGAAAAGTATAATATAAGTGGGGAGAGCGTTGTATTAACCCCAACAGCGTTATTGAGAACCGTCTGGCGAATAACGGCTTAGGAAGACGCGTAAGTCTCAAGAAGAGCAAAACAATCCAGTAGCTAATACTCCTTGTAGTTTTGATGTAGACTACATTGGTAACTGAATACAAGTGTTGAAACATATGAAATTCCAAACTTCATATGATACATCATTGCTTAATCTAGTGTTCCACAGCTCCAAACTGTGTATGAAGGGATGAAAATTTTATTAGGGTGTAAGATAGGATAGAGAAGGACTTAGCAGGTAGTATGTGAGTCAGATCATACTATTGTCAGTTAGGCTAAGCTACGCAGTAAACGTAGTGTCCAGGGATAAATCTGTGCCGTTCGATTCGGCAACCTTTTGAGCCAAAGAAGGGTCCGGGGATGCAGTAAAGAGTTGAGGCTGAGAAAACTATCTGCTTACAATGAGATAAGACCGCCAGGCTTTGGTCGTTTATGCGGTATATAAAAGTAAAATGACCAGATACGTGAAGCAAACTGTATAGCTCCCAGAGTCAGCGTTCATAGGACTGAGGGCAGGATTGTAATATAAGACATTAGCAATCTTATATTATATGAAATGTGGAATAAAGGTGATTACTTGACAATCAAAAACCACCATTTCGTATTTTATGGTTTAACATTAAATGCACATTTATAATATAAGCATAACACTCCAGTTATAACCTGAAAATTATAGATGCCTATAAAACATTTACAAAATTAGTATATACATATTCAATATAACATATAATATCTATTATCCTCTGTATAAAGAAAAAGAACCGTTAGGAATAATGATAGTTATTATATATAATAATAGTGCATATGTTATGAGTATAAGTAAATATACAAAATCGAGTATTGTAAGGTGTAGGAAAGAAGCTACATATCAAGTTCTAAAATAACATTTATTAACAAAAATTGATGTCCCCAGATAGTGAAAAACTTATGTTGTAAATAAGGAGTAATGAGGTCTGGAAGTTCGAGTGCCAACCGTTATGATAACCAGTGTAAAGTATACATCCGCAAGTGTATATGTACAGCTAAAGGTAGAATCAATACAGAAAACATAGTAGGCAGCATATTATTAAAATGAGAAATCATACTAGCAGTGCAAAAGCGTATGCCTGTGGGACGAACCCACCACGATCTACACTGTCTCTGTAGGGCGTGAAAATAATATGTGGGTGATAACATGTAAGTATGTACGGGGTTGAAATCCCTAATATTCGTGCACTATAAACAAAAGAGGTTTTTAGCAAGATTTTCCATCGAATAATCACCGTAGAGTCGTAGATACCCCCTGAAGGCTAGACTGTCCGATAATGAAACGTTACTATTGATTATTCTGCTTACGTTTAAAAGGAAGAATAGTGGTTGATGCGCCTAAACAGTATCGTAAGACTGTACAGCATCGGGAGAATGTGTTTGTTGTTATTGGGAAATACACGACCAAGACATTCTCTATTTTTATTTTTGTTGGATAATACACATTATCTCAGCCAATGAACCCTCCGCGATTCCTGAAACATCAGAGCGTTGGACGGATGATGTGTATAAACTTTATTTCAAAAAATCTAGTTTTACTCTAAAAGATTTAGTATATGATATACAAAAGGTCATTCAAAGCTTTCCTATAGAGATATAGGATTAGTTGTATATACTCATAAGAGGCTAAGCTGTTTCTACCGTTGAAACCCTCTTATGATGACTTACACGGAAAAGCGGTCAAAATAAAAGTTGACACCTTTATTTATAAATCTTGAGTATAAAAACTTTAAAGCTTTCTCTGAGCTGAGAGGAGAATAATATATAATTTATCGTGGGTGTAATCAAACACGATATCAAATAGGATAAATTATTATGGACAATAACAATGTAAATATCAATGTAAGATTAGTGGAAGACAATCGAGTAAATATCAGTAGTTTTGGTTCGCTTTATGGTAAGCGAATCTTTAAAGCAGTCAAACTCTCATGTGATCTTGACTTCCAAAAGCGTCTTCGTGACGCAAATGAGAATAATGGACTTGTAACCAACCGTGCTCCGCTGCGTTATAAGATCGTACCTATTGACATAGTAGGTCTTGATCTTGACAAGGACGTTGACGGAACTAATGTAATTGTGATCAATAAGGGTCGCAAGGACGAGGCTGGTGAGTCTATTGAGGTTCGTTGTCCAATTGACAACGAGAAGTTCACAAAGGATGTTACAACTGAGACTGTAACAGACGCGTTGAACAAGAAGGATTTTATTACTACATACTTCGCAAACGCAAAGAAGCTTGCTGAGGCACTGAATCCTGCAAATGCAACAGAGATGAACCGTATCGATGCTCTCATTCGAGATCTTGAGAAGCAGCGTAAGATGATCCAGGATACATTCGATAAGAATATTTCTGGTGTAAACGATTACTACCGTCAGCTCGATCAGAAGAAGAGCGAGGTACATGTAAATGTAACAGTTGACTAATGAAAAAGATTAGCCTTAAGAGCAAACTACAAATACAAATTCTTTTTTTGGACCCGACGATCAAACGGAACCTGATTGACGAGTCTAAAAAAGAATTATATAGTCGAATTACTATTAATGATGACGGATCTATCACTTTTGGAAAGACAGGGTGTCTTTGGTGGAATCGTCTTCTTGGTGATGAAATGACTATATCTTTTGCAGATTTTGCAATTAAAACTGTAGCAGCTCTTGCAGGACAGGAACGTAATATCAACGATGTGATACTCAAAGGCTTGAGTGAGGAGGTAATACGTAATGCTGTAATGCAAGATAAATACGACATGGTAGTCGATCGTTTATTTGATGCCGCAAGGTATGGTGTTAAAGGTCCTCTAAATACTGAGGGCTTCTCTGTAAGTGATAAAATAGATAAACACATTAAAATTGAAACCAAAGATGGTGTACGAGTAGCACGCTTGCCGGGATCAGGCGATCCCTTGTGCGAAATCAGAGTTGGTGTCAAGGGTGTTGATTTTTATGAATAGTTATTTTGTAGGTTAAACAGGCGTTTGATTACAAATCTTACATACTATTATATATTCACTTTAGTGTTGGGGCACATAGTACCCCGACTCAATTAACCTTCATGGCGGAATTGGTAGACGCTTTGGACTTATTAAACCTTAGTAATAAGGAATTTGAGTGCCCTATGAGAAATCATAGGAGTAGAATCTCCCTAATCAAACAGTTGCTATGAAATCAACTGCGACAGAAGCCTCGCTTATGGTGACATAAGCTTTGGTGATGACGAGCTAAATTGAAACAATATAAAATGATTAGTATTTCCCGAGACCGGTCAAGAAATATTAATAAGTTTGAATACAAAGTTTTATAATTCATAAATGTGTAGAGACTATAGAGGAGATGCCTAAGTTTAAGTATACAAATATGTATTACTTAAATATGGTAATAAAATAGTCCAGACCACAAAAACTTACATGAAAGGTATTTCACTATAATCATTACTAAATGTGTTAAGTACTGTAACTTCATGCTAGCGTTGAACGTAATGAGTAGGACGTAAGTAAGTTTGCTTGTGTAAAAGCAAGTGTGGTAAGAAAATCCAATGACCATACGGTCGTGCGGGTTCGATCCCCGCTGGAGGTACGATATTTTAGGAAACATTATTATTTATTATTACTATTTATTATTTTGTTGAGTTTGTAACTCTTCGGTTTGTGAAAATAGAAGAGTTTTTACGGTGTGTTACAACAATCAAATAATCATTTGTTTACTGTTTCTCAATTTTGTAGGTAACATGAGGTGCAAGTCCTCACACACCGACTAGGTAAACGATTTTTTTCAAATTCATATCAATATGTTTAATTTAAATCAAATCGAAATATGAATAAGAACAAATCAATGAAATTAAGCTCAAAGGATATCATTATTGCTCGTGATAACATTTGTAAGACAAAGACAAAGTATTGGCGTATTATACGTTCAGAGAACGTTATAAGTAAGAAGGCTAAGGCAGCCGGAATGGGTTCAGGTTTTGACCTAACACAATTGCATAATGAGATTCTTCAAATGTCTAATACACTCATTAAGATTAAACTTATGTTAAATGCTATTAATAATGGCATTAAGGAGTTTAACTTTGAGGAGGCTAAGAAGACACATTATTATACAATTTACGCAGCTTGTGAGAAGAAAGAGCAACTTGCACATTGGGAAGAGATTCTCAAGAAGAGTACAATTAATCCAGCTACGAAAGCTAAAGCTGGAACAAAGGGTACTGGAAAAATAGAGACGTTTACATCAGCTAAGATTACTGCAATAAAGAAGAAGTTGCAGCTTGAGATAAACAAGCTTGATGCTGATATTGCTAAGTTTAATAATGAGGCAAGTCTCGAAACATCAGATATTGATGATATTAAGCATTATTTTACAGCTTAAATAACATATAAATGCCTTATGAATATGGTCAGCACATAGATGCACAGGGTCGGGTCCTGTTATGGCAACAATTAAAATAAGACGATTTAAGCATATATAATATTATTCTGGATAGTTTTATCATCAGAGTAATTAAAACGCGTTAAAACGCATGAAAACACGCTTAAAATCAATTTTTTTAACCATTAAAAGCATAATCAATATGAAAAAGAATAATATAAGTAAGAACCTCAAGAAAGTAGATATAAATACACAAATAGTAAAACGTTTTGACAATTTTTGCACAACCAAAAGAGCAGAAAATCTCGTTATAGATGTGGATAGACTTGGAATACAAGACTTGTTAAAGAAATATGGTCTTAAATATCTTACTAAATTAAGACCTTTTGGTTCAGAATACACAATACGACAATTTATAAGAATGCGTATGGAGAAGATTGGAATAAATCATAATTATACGCATATTTATAACGGTGTATTCACTCCAAGAAAGGATTTGAATACAAAACTTCCATGGAATCTGACTAAAGAGGAGATTAATATGATATGGAAGAAACGAGAAAATGCTTTCAAATTAGGATATGCAGAGCGTTTGCATATGCTTGAGGATCATAAAGTTGATAAATGGGAGGAGAAACATCGTCCCACATTTGAGGAGTTGAAACAGGATTTATTCCCCAGAGCACTATTACAAGGTTTTTTCGACCTTCGAGACAAAAAACGAGAGATTATACGAGAGGATTTAGCTGGAAAGTATCCTCCGAAGAATAGTTGTGTTGTTACTGTAAGATTTTATAGTGACGATGGAACTGTTATAAATGAAAAAGTATTCGGACATTTATATGATCCGACAAACATAATAAACACACGTCCTAGTTATTATACTGTTCAGAAGAAAAGTGAACGAATTAAATCAGTCGCTACTAAGCTTAAAAATAGAGCTGTTGCTATATTTGGAGACGATTTAATTTGTTTAAAGGTATTCTGTCATAATAGTAATGACGTAGGAATGTGGGTTTAACAATCTAGACCGACCTTGCGGTTGGAACCCTATTTTCACATCTCACATAATGTTGTTCTTGCAAATCAGTGGATTCGCAGTTGCATAATTTTGAATTCAGTACCGAGAAGGGTGAACATCAGGTTCGAGTCCTGAATAGGGAACAATATTAACTAAGAATCATAGAATCATGGTAATACACAATAAAACAGTCATGATTTACGATATCGAAGTTTTTCCTAACACATTTCATTGTGTATTATTAAATACAGATAATGAGGAATTATATAAGTTTGAAATATCTGAAAGAAAAAATCAAATACGAGAACTTGTACAATTCTTTACAAATCCTAAATATTTATTATGTGGATATAATAACAAACACTACGATGATGTTATTATTAATTACATTATAGATTATATAGACGAAATGCTTTGTAAAAGTATATATGATGTAACATTATCTTTATTTAATTTATCACAGACGATAATTAATTTGGAAGACGGAAATATTAGTAAAATCAAAAGATGGAAATATGCTAATTATTTCGAATCAATGGATCTGCTCACAATGATGTTTAGTTCAAAACTTCGTGTTGGATTAAAATCAATGCAGATAACAATGCAATATCAGAATGTACAAGAATATTCTGGAGATTTTGGTAGTTTTTTACCGAAAGATAAAATTGATGAGATGATTAGTTACAACATTAACGATGTAAAATCGACATATTCACTTTTTAATTATCTTGTTAAAAATGGAGATATCGATTTGAGATTGTTTATAGAACAAGAGTACGGTTTTAACGCCCTGTCAATGGACAGTGTTAAGTTTGGAGAAACATTGATAGCTAAAAAAGTTTGTGAGGAATTACACATAAACAAAAGACAACTAGAACAAATGCGATCTCCAATGGACAACATACCATTGAAGGACGTTATATTACCGTTTATACGATATAAAAATCCAAAGTTTCAGGAAGCTTTAGAAGATATGAAAAAACAAGTAGTATCTTCTAAAAACAAAAAACCTGGAGAAAAAAACTACGAGAACAAGTTTGTCGTCTCGGGTGTACGATATTCGATTGGTGTTGGCGGAATTCATTCATTGAATGAACCACGAATATACGTTCCTAAAGAAGATGAATATTTGGGTCACTTAGATGTGGCTTCAATGTATCCGTCATTCATCGTGCGCTATGGGTGGTTTCCTAGGCACTTAGGTAAAGCAGGTCTGGCTGTATATACTCAAATATACCATGAGAGAATACAAGCCAAACATAGCGGACAGAAACAAAAGAATTTAGCACTAAAGCTAACTTTAAATTCTGTCACAGGAAAAATGCAACAAGAGACTAGTTGGATGTACGATCCATTTAGTGTGTTTAAGATCAGGATAAACGGGCAATTAATCCTACTAATGTTGGCAGATTTATTACTACAACATTCTTGTGAGATTGTGCAAGTAAACACTGATGGTGTAATGTTTATTGCTAAAAAGGCGTACAAAGATGCTATAATGGAATCGGTAGCTAAACTTGAGCAATTAACAAAACTCTCTTTTGAAGCAGATAGCTATGAAGCGTTTTATCAGTTCGCTGTCAACGACTACTTTGGTGTGGTTGACGGATTTTCTCAATCTAGAAATCCAAAACTGATAGAAAAAAAAGGTATGTTTATAACAGAACCTGTGTTGGGTAAAGGATTAGCACCAACCATTATCCCAGAGGCTGTTATAAACTACTTTGTATATAACATTCCAGTAGAAGATACAATACATAATTGTAACGATATACGTAAATTCTTAATGTCTCAACGAGTAGATAGAAAATTTAAAGTTGAGTATGACGATAAATATATACAAAGAATTAATCGCTGGTATGCTAGTACAAATGGATGTTATCTATATACAGTAGATGAATCTAAAACACCTGTAAAATACTCAAATCTATTAAAGAAGAGTGGTGTTACGATTTTAAATTACATAGATGACATATCCACAAAAAACAGAAAAATTAACTACCCTTACTATATAAGTGAGGCACGAAAAATAATAGATCAATTGGTATGTAGACAATTAGATCTATTCCAGTCTTGTTAACCAAAGAGTATAAGAGATGATAGTAGAATTAAATACTAAACTTCTGGAACTTCCAGAAAAAATCAATTTGAATCAGTTAGTATTCCTTAGTATGGTATTGAATAAGAATCAAAGTACATATGATCAAGACGTTCGCAAGTTAGTCAGCCTTATGCGTGACGACGAAATATCATACTTAATCGAGCAGGGTTTGGTTACTTCGATGGAGAGAAGTAAATCTATACTATATAAAGCAAGTCAAAAACTTGAAGACTTTATGGAACCTCCTAAAGATCTATTTGACTTGTTTTATGAAATGTATCCTATATATGTCTTACGTTCTGACGGAAGTAAATCTTTCTTAAGGACAAATAAAAACAAATGTCGTAACCTTTATAATATACTTACGGGAGGTAATAACGCAATGTGTGAACATATTAATAAATGTTTACAGTTTGAAATCGATAAAAAGATGAAAACTGGAAAGATGTGTTATATGAAAACAATGTTGCGGTGGTTACAAGATAGACAATGGGAAACCTCAGACGAAGAAATGAACAATACAGAACAAACAAAACAGAACAGTTATGGAACAGAGTTGTTTTAAATTAAAAATTAGACCAATATCTGTCGTAACTGATGAAGCATTAAGTTATATAAAAGCTAGAAAAGATAATGATATAACATCATTAGCTACTAGGTGGAATAAGCTTAATATGTGTTGTATGGGAGGTATTGAACCAAATTGTGTATATACAATAGCGGGTATTTCTGGAAGTGGTAAGAGTTCATTTGCAAATCTTATCGCTACTGATTTAATTGATTATAATCCAAAGGTTAACACTATTGTTTTGGCGTTTTCATTAGAAATGGTTGGATTTAGGCAAATCGGAAGAACGCTTTCTAATAAGTTACGGAAAACGACTTCTTATTTGTATAGTTCTCAACAGAACCTAGACGATTCTACATTTGAACAAGTCGTCAATGTTTCCAATCAAATCAGGAATTATCCTATTTATTTTGTGGATGATCCTGGTACACCTGAACAAATAGATGAAACAATTCAAGCTTTTTATTCAAAGTATGTAAAAGGGCAAAATAAGCATTTTGTAATCATGTATGATCACACTTTGCTTACTAAACGTATAGGAAGTGCTATCGAGACTTTAAGTGCATTACAAGAAGTTTTCATTAGAACTAAAAAATTGCCTTTGACATCTATTATACAGTTGTCACAAATGAATAGAAGGATTGAAGAACCTGAAAGGATTAATAACCCTGCTTCTCATTACCCTATGAGAAGTGATTTATCATCATCTGATTCAATATTTCAAGCTAGTGATTACGTGCTTGTTATACATAGACCTGAGATATTAGGAATTCAAGAGTACGGTCCAAATCGTTTACCTACTACAGACAAGGTATATATTCACATCTTAAAGAATAGAGATGCTGGAAAACCTTGTATTTTGCAATTTGAAAACGACCTTGCTTTTAATAACTTGATAGAATCAGAAATTGTTTCAGATATTAATTAACATTTTAAAGGCTGAAAATTATGAAGAAGTATACTTTTAAACTCGATAACACCAAGAAGATTAACAATGAGTCAACTAACAACTATTCTAAGATTATTGATGATATTATATCTGCTAATATAATTAAGAATAACCCTTATTTCGATAGTATTCCAAGTACAACGAAGAGTAAGACGATTAACATTGATATTCATCTCGGTAAGAAGTCTCCGAAGTATGATAAGAAGAGTTTTGATTATGGTGACATTTTCGATGCTCTTAAGACTATTTACAATTTGAAGAATGAGAAGCCTATGTACGACTTTAAGTTGTATGATGGTACTCCTGTGAAGATATTCTCTGATGAGATTCAGATTGGTTATGATCTGATCCCACTTACTGGATTTACTCGTGAGTACTACAATTCTCTTTCTGAGAGTACGCGTAAGCATATTATTGATATTACTATTGATATTCAGCGAGCAGCGTAATTGTAAATAGTGAACTAACAAATAAATAGATGCATTGACACATGAGCGGTTTTATATTACCTACACAACCAATTCCAGCAGTTTCAACAAATCCTAAATTTTTAATTTTATATGGTCGTCCTAAAGCAGGAAAGACTAGTGCATTAGCACAGCTTCCTAATAATCTAATTATAGATTTGGAAGGAGGATCACAATTTATAGACGCAATGGCAGTACAAGCCAGAAGTGTTGGAGATTTAGGAGAAATTGCACAAGCAATCAGAGCTAAAAACTCTGAAACAAAACATAATTTTTATAAGCATATAACAATAGACAATGCTACTCGATTAGAGGAGATGTGTTTACCGTATGCAAAGACACTCTGTAATAATGGAGCTTTAAATAGAAATATTTATAGAAAATTCCGTGAATTGCTGGAACCTCTTTCATTTGTCATAATATATAACAATAAGAAAGAAAATCAGCAGCATTTATGAAACAAGAAACTTTAAAAAAGTATATTGGTAAAACATGGGGTGTTTTAACTTGTTTAGGAATCGATCATGAAGATTACGATAAAGACAAATAGAGAAAAAGAACATATTTTAAAGTAAAATGTTCTAGATGTGGTTCTGAATCTGTAGTTAGAGCTGATCGTTTCTTTGGAACATATGTTCCAAAATCATGTACACATTGTGTAAATGATTTACAAGTTGAAACAGCAAATAAAAAGTATCCTAAAAATAGAAGATTATTAAATTCAAGAATATCAAAATACACACATATAAGCAACAGAAAAGGAAAAACAGTAAAATCTTACTTATCAAAAATTGAAGCAGAAAAATTGCTTACTTCTAAGTGTTTTTATTGTGGAAAAGAAAATGCAATGGGAATAGACAGAATAGATTCATCTAAAGATTATACTTTAGATAATTGTGTTTCGTGTTGCGGAATGTGTAATATTATGAAGAATAAATTTGATATTGATGAATGGTTTTCTAAAATAGGAGAAATTTATAGAAATCATGTTGATAGATGTTCAACGACTATCTCGAAAGAGAGTACATCACAAGTTAATGGTGATGGAAGTGCGGAACTTCTGACTGCCGCATAGGTAAAAGAAGATGATATAGTCTATTCTGCATAGTGATATGCAGCAGTTCATAAGAGAACGTATATAGTGTTACGAACTATATAGAATATAAAGATATGCAAACACCAATGGGAAAGAACTACAAAGGAGACGATGTACGTACTTTACCAAATGGTTCTGGATATATGTATCTAAGACAAGCTGTACGCAAAGTTTTAGATATGTTTAAGAGTCTTTGTGATGAATTTATTTTAATTGGACACGTGAAAGATGTTCAAATAGAACAAAACGGAGAAGAGCTTAATCAGATGGCATTGGATCTTGTTGGAAAACTAGGATCTATTGTATGTGGTGAAGCAGATGCTGTGGGATATGTTTATAGAAAAGGTAACGAAACTCACATAAGCTTTAAAGGCGGTGATGGTACCATTAAAGAAGCCAGAGCACCTCATCTTAGAGGCAACGATATTGTTATCGCAACTGGTAATGAAGATGGAACTATTACTACTTATTGGGACAGAATTTTTAAATCAGAAAACTAATAGAAGATATGTTTAGTACTAAAACAGCTGTATTTGACAGTTCAAACAAATATATGAACGCCGGTATTAATGACAACGTAACTCTTAAAGAAGTAAATGTCTTGAAATCTCCAAACGGGCGTGATTACCTTGAGATAATATTTGAGGATGCTGATGGAGCAATAGCCTCTCTTACAGAGTGGAAAAATGAGAAGAATGCGTGGATTAAAACTGATGAAGAACGTCAAAATCGTGATAATCAGCAATTCGGACGAATGCTTCAAATTCTCAAATGTTATTTTGAAACTATTGAAGATGTAGAACTTAACACATTTGTCGATATGATAACATGGGTTAAGAGTAAACTTGATACTGTAATAAGTGGAAAGAAGCTTCTACGTCTTAAAACAACATACGATAACAAAGGTTTTATTCGTGTATCAACTTATGGTATATTTGTAGAACCAATGGATGTTGAAGAAACTCAGATAGTATTAACAGGTCGTGATAAGACAGTACGACCAGAAATAAAAGTAGATACTGAAATACCTACTAATCTGCTTGGTAATACCACTCCAGACAATACTATTGAAGCAGTAAAGCGCGATCTACCGTTTTAATGTAGATCTGGTGGAGCGTTGACTCCAGTCAACTAAGAATGGTAAATATGAACTATGGGAGGATCGCAACCTCCTACCATTCCACATGAAGCTCTATAAAGTCGACGTGAGGAGCAACGTAACACACAGGTTTTCTAATCGATGTAAATCTAGCCCTGTTTCCAAGCGTATCTTGGATGTGTTCTGACACATGTGTGTATGTCAGGGAGAATGGCACAATTGCAAAGGGTGCATAGAAAGTTCGATTCTTTCCATTCTACATATATTTAGAGCTAAAAGCCAATAATATGTATAGTACAAAAAAAGCTACAATTGATACATCTTTACGAGATATCATAGAGATGTTAGACGATTACGATATCTACTCATATTATATCGGATCTTTTAAAATAAATAAACTTATGAATAGTCCTCTACGCAATGATGATAGAAATCCATCATTTGCAGTATTTGTAGGACGAGAAGGTCGTTTGTTTTTTAAAGATCATGGCAGTGGAGTAGGTGGAAACGCTATAACGTTTGTAAAAACTATTTGTAATATACAATCAAAAGAAGAATTAGAAAAAGAACTTCTAAGGATTTTGCGAAAACAGAATCCTAATAAAGTAAAAAGGGTTAATATAAAGAAATACGAATCTGCTCACAATACTGTAATTGGTATTGCTAGACAACCGTTTACTAATACTGATTTACAGTATTGGGGGCAGTTTCATATTTCTAAATCTACTCTTGACAAATACCGTGTTTTTAGTATAAAATATTTTCTTTGTAATGGAACCGTCAGAGGAGTCTACAAAGAAACCTGTCCTATGTATGCGTATAAAGTGTTCGATAGATTTAAAATTTATAGACCTTTAGCTTCCAAGTATACTAAATGGCGTTCTAATCTGACAAATTACGACGTTCAGGGGCTTGCTGAAATACCTCAGGGAGGAGGCGATCTTCTCATCATTACAAAATCTTTAAAGGATGTAATGACTCTATATGAGATGGGATACAATGCTATTGCTGCATCTAGTGAAACAACATTCATTCCGGATGAGATATTGAATAAACTTCAAACAAAATGGAAGACAATTCTCATTTTATATGATAGAGATGTAACAGGAATGAAAAAAGCTAGAGATTATAGTAGAAAATATCATTTTGATGCATTTTTTATTAATAAGAGATTTAAAGCAAAAGATATTTCAGACGCGGTAAAAAATAATTCTTATAATGATGTAAAACAATGGTTAAATAAAGAATTACGACGTTATGACAACCTCTAAAGGAAGGGTAAGAAATGCGACAAAGGTCAGTAAGTATGGAATAAATTTCAGGTCTAAACTTGAATGTTATACTTATGAAGCTTTTATGAATGCAGGAATTCCTGTACAATATGAGCCAAAGCATTTCACATTATTACCTAAATTTGAGTACTTAAATGAAAAAATACGTCCTATAACATATTTACCTGATTTTATAGGTAAAGATTTTATTGTAGAGTGTAAAGGTCTTATGGGAGATTCATTCCCATTAAGATATAAATTGTTTAAGTATTATTTGAAAAAACATCGAAGTAAAAAACGATGTTATCTTGTGAGAAATCACAAGCAAGTTGATGAAATGATAAAAGACATTAAATGCAATTATGAGTCAGTTTGTAAGAATAGAAAACGAGATTGTTCCGAAACCTAAAGGAATAGATTATGATTTGATTAATGGTAAGTGTTATTGCTTAATTAGAAAAGATGACTGGGATGGTACTCTATTTCTAAAAGAAGAAAATACTGTAAAATTAGCAACAGATCATATATATGAATCGAAACAAGATGCCTTGTTCAAACAGAGAGTTATTAACAATTTTAACTCTTCTGAAAAAACAACGGGTGTATTGCTTGCAGGATTGAAAGGTTCTGGAAAAACATTAGCAGCTAAATTGTTATGTAAACAAGCAAATCTACCTATTATTATCGTAGATCCATCATTTAGTTCTAGAGATCTAAATAGATTCTTTACGTCATTTAATACTCCTGTTGCGATTATCTTTGATGAAGTAGATAAAAATACTGATAAAAGATGGGACACTGCCCAAATGCTGAGTTTTCTTGATGGAATGCAAGATACAGGTAAAAAACTCGTAGTATTTACATGTAATGAGACAAAATCATTAGATGAAAATCTATTAGATAGATGTAGTCGTATTCGTTATTATAAATGCTATAAAGCATTGGATCGCGATACTGTAAAACTTATTATTGATGATATTATTAAAGATGATAGAGATACAGTAATACTATTAGATTTTATAATGAATTATATAAAAACTGTAAATTATGATAATATTATATCTTTTGTAAAAGAGGTATATGAATATTGTGATGAAATTACAGAAGATTCATTAATGGATCTAATTAAAGATATGAACATTGAAACTATTTAACAATGGATATTATCGAAGAAGGAAAGATACGAAAAGAAATAAACGATGTTAAAAATCAAGTGTATTCTGCAGTAGCAAGTAATGACCCTAAAACAGTCATGAAGCTTATTTGTAGAATACAAGAATTAGATCATCGATTATACGATAACAGAAATGATGAATATTGATATTCCTTATTATGAGGATAAATCTCGAATAAATAATACGGCAATAGGGTGGTTTCTTAATCGGGGACCATCCTATTTTCGTAAAAAAATGTCTGGTGAAATTCCAGATGAAGAATCACGAGCTATGAGCAAAGGAACCATGATTCATATGTGGCTTTTGCAACCAGATGAGTTTAAGAAACATTATCGAGTTTCAGGTATGCAGAAACCTAAATCTCAGCAACAGGAGAAATTCTGTCAAGAGTTGGTTAATACGACTGAAATAGAGCCTGATTTAGCTCTTCTAGACGCTTATAAGAAGGTGTATAGTATAGTTGGTAAGTCTGAAGCTAAAATGCTCTCAGAAGCGAAGGAAATAGCCTCTACGTTGAATTCTTATATCGAATCACTTAAAGATACAGAACATACATATATTACACAGTATGATATGAAGTTGTTATGGTCTATTAAGCAGAATATAAACAATCATGTAGCGGCAAAACCTTTATTAGATGATCCTGATGCGCACCATGAGTTTCATATAAATTGGGATTTCCCAACAGATGACGGTCGTGCGCTATGTAAATCTCTCTTGGATAGTGTTAAGTTTGACACTGAAAAGAAAGAGTGTACAATAATGGATCTTAAGACAACTGTACATATACATAATTTTGAAAAAAGTGTAGAAGAATATGACTATTTTAGGCAATTTATGTTTTATCGTTTGGCTGCAGAATGGTATATACGAAACGAACTACACCAAGATAGTAAAGGGTGGACATTTAGGGTCTACATAATTGCTATCGATACAGTGTCTGACAACGAAGTGAGGGTATTTGAGTTTACTCCGGAACAGCTTGAATCTCGTTTCGCTGACATTAAGTCCGTTATATGTGATATAATGTGGTGTATTAAAACAGGTAACTGGGCACATACTCGTGATTATTATAGAAATAAAGGTATAGAATATTTGAATCTTTGAATCTAAAAATATTTTAATTATGAACAATACTAAAGATACTAAAGATACAACAGTATTAGTCGAAAATCCAATTGATAATGAATTGATTATAACAGATCAAAATGAAGAGCTTCAGATTGGAGCAGAAGTAGATTTGGAAGAATTTTTATCATTAATTGGAATTAAATTGTAATGTTTTTAAAAGACTTTGATCTAAACAAATACAATAAAAATTTATATTTATTGAGTGATTTGTGTATATCTAATAAAAATATAATAATATCAAATGCTTTAAAAGATGTTGATATATCATATTGCGGCATAAATTCTGTATTCGTATTATATTATAATATGGATTTATTAGATATAAAGCATTTAATAAATATGAAAATAAATTTTGAAAAAGAAAAAAACATACGTAATATATCAATTATTGGAAATGTATTACGTATTGTTTTTACAATACCTCAAAAATATATGCTTGACTATAGGTTACGTATTAAATATGGTATAAAGTATATAAATAAAACAGCATTGCAAAAAATGATGTTATTTTGGGGAGAATATAATTATTCATTTTCATAAATTTACATTTACAAAGAAACCCGAGCAGCTTATAAAGCTGTCCGGGTTTTATTTTATTCTTTTTGTTTATACATTTGATTTTGTACATATTTACGTTTAGCATATGAATTATCCCATTGTTCTTTAAGGTTTTTAAAAGGTGTTAATTTCATTAACGCTCTTTCTTTTTTAGTCCAACCTTCGTATACACCAGTTTGTACAATTTCGTTATTTTCTTCACTATCACTAAAAGCACTCTTGACGTTTGAGAACATGTTCCATAGAGAATTTTCAGGAGTTTTATAACTGTTAAAACTGTCTGCGAAAACATTTAAACCATCCCAAACAGAAGTCATAGCTGTTGGTGATTTCATAGTATTAAGCATATCTGCAAATCGATATTGGTTAAACGACTCCCATCTAAATGAGATAGCTATATATGCTATAAGCTATAGTAATTTATTATCCTTATCGTCGTCAGCTTTATGTAATAATAACGAAACTAATGGAGATATTAATAGATTATAAATCATAACTTCCGCAAAAACACGTTTAACAGCCTATCTGTTGATAGGATCTGCAAATGTTTCAGCGATTTGTGCTTTCAATCCGTGTTTTATACCACCGAAGAAAGCTTTTATTTTCTAAGACAAAGAAATATCTGAAATATTTATCGCTTCTTTATTTAAAAGTCTTATTGCTTGAATACCGTCTTTATATGGATTAATCAATAAATCAGCGACCGCTCTTATACCACCATAAGTGTATTGCTACATTTCTAAGTTATATTGTTTTGCACCAAAATACTACTGTATAAGTGGCTGCAAATACTGTTTATGCATCATTATCGCCTATCCAGCCATACCTGTCATAAAAGCGGCTTTTTGTGTAGGATTCATAACACCATCTGCACGAGCAGCATAATTCTATGCACGTTTCTGTATATAGAAAAATGATTTATCAACTGCGTTTTTATATTCAGACGGTATATTGAACATATTTAACCTATTACCTGTTCTGTGCGCTTCTTTTAATACTTGTAAAAATGTTTTTCCATCTTTCCATTTTTTGAGAGCTTCTTGATATTCATCTCCGCCATCTATAGAGTTTTTATCGGCATATAATCTACGTAAATCATCTTTTGATATAAATTTACCGTCAAAAAATCTATGGGCTGCTAGAGTAGCATCTAATATAGTACCTTTTGATAAATAATCAGCTGTTGTTAGTCCGCCAAATGCCCAGTTTTCCATAATTTGATTTACAAGAATATTTCTATCTGTATGTTTGTATTTTTTTTCAGATTGATCTGCGAGATTGAAAAGTTCCATTAGATTTTGTTGAAAAAGTCTTGAATTTTGACTAATTATTCTAGCACCAAATCTGGAATTTATTAAAGATCCCAACATTTCAGCATTAGCTACGCCCCATTCTTTTAATCCATATTCTTTCCCAGTGACTGCATTCATTATCCCAGAATAATATGCTGTAGCAAAACCAACAGTTGCAACCTTAATACTACAACCTAAGTTTATCAATGTAGTCCATGCTTTTGCATATTTAAATGGTTTATTTATATTAAAACTTCCAATTTCAGATTTGTCTTCACGTTGATCATAAAGGTTCATATTTAAAAACTTACGTGCCATCTAATAAGTATTTGTTTCAAGTCCACTTTTTACAAATCTTGTACCTATAAATTTACGACGTGATATTAAATCTAATATCGTTTCACACTGATCTTTTATATTTGTTTTTTCTTTATACTGTTGACCTTTTGCGTAATACTGTGATATTATGCCAACTAGATCTGTACTTATCTAAGTAGGATTTTTTAATGCGGCAGTGTACGGTTGTGGAATAAAACTCAATTGATGTCCATCCGGTCTAGTTGCAGCCTATCTGTTCATATCAATATCCTTTTCTGTAGTTATAAATAATCGACCAATACGATCTTTAAATAAAGATTTCCATTTTCCACCACGAGATCGTTTTATCATATTTTTCCAATCAGTTCCAGTTATTCCAGGAAGCTAATAATCATTTTTAAATGGTATATTAGAATATATCTCATTTGTTTCATGTATAGTATTTATTACTTCATTATACAAATTTTTTAATGTTTGGCTACTTTGTACACTCTCGTACGCTTTTGAATTATCGTAAGAGAATTTTACTCCGTTGTATATACCATTTATTTTTGGAATATACGTTTCATTTTCGTCCGGTTTGAATTTTTTATCTAAAAATGATGATTCAGGATCTTGTTCTATATAATTATCCCCGGGCGCAACCTCAACATATTTATCATAATCTTTAGGTACTATTTTTGTATAAAACTAATAAGGTGTAAATTTTTCAAGAATTCCACCCATACCATCGTCATACAATTTTAAAAATCCATGAGTAACAAGAAATTTTTTAACGTTTGTATTTTCATCATCTTGTATTGATAATATACCATTTTTCGACTGTTCCTACATATCCAAACGCCGTGCTTCAGCTAACATATCCGCGAACTGCTAAGTCCATTTTATATCGTAATATTCTTTGCCTAGTTCTGATAATTTTTTGCGAATACGTTTTTTTAATGTTGTCTTACTATCTTTTAATATTTTACCATTTTCTTTTTGTAATGCTATAACTTTTTGTTTTATTAATTCTGGTAAAATATTAGCATCGACATCACCAGTATCTAATCTACGGTATGGTGCAAGCATTTTATTTATACGATCCTTGTTCTTTTTATATGTACTGTCTCCATCCAAAAGATCTTCTATCTGTTTATCCGTAAATCCATTTTTCTCTAAAAGTTCTATTTTTGCCTTACGGATATCGTCAAATAATTTTATAGTACCATCGTCATTTAGTTTAAATTGTGTTTTACTATTACGTTCATCCCACTCGTCTAATTTTTTCCAATCGAAATTAATGTTAGAACGACCTTTTTCCATTTCTTCTAATCCGCCACACTCAGCAATTACTTTATTTCTTAATGTTTGCCATTTATTGGTATTTCGCTTTGCTTTATTTCCATCATATAATGACTTATTAAGTTCTTGTAATTCTTGAGCTATTGTTAAATCATCACCTTGTTTGAGTTCACCAGTAACATCATATATATTAGCGAGCTGTCTACGCTACATATATAAAACCTTTAATTGCTACCAAGAATCCGGATCCAGATCATCATAATTGTAAAATGTACCATCGTCCGATAAAACTTTAGATCGTATTGCGTTTATTGCAATTTGAATATCATCTCTGCGTTGTTTTGTAATATCTGATAATTGTGCAAATTTATTATAATATTCAGCATTAAATCTTCTATGACAATGTGCGCCGAGCCATTCATTTCGTTCCATCTACCATTTAATTCGATTCTCTTTATTAGTCGGAGGAATTCTATTTCCAGGATCTAATGGCTCGTCTTTTGTACTATATTTACTATTAAGCTATTCCATAAATTTATTATAATCGCGCTTAAATTTTCCATAGTTTAAGTTTCTAACAAGATATCCTGTAGGCAACCCATTTTCATCCAATTCGTATAACTGTTTTACACTTTCTCCAAATTTTAATGAATGCTACAACATTTGTAATTTTGCAACGCGATTATTTGTAGACATTTCTGCTGAACTTATTGCTTTGCTAACAATATATGAAAGCGCTCGTACAGCATGATCTGAACTTGCATCAGCACTTCCAAAAACTCTACCAAGCTTTGAAATATCATGTGTAGTAGATGATCCTAATTCAGAAGAAATATAATCTTCCATATCTGTTATATTTCCAGTTTCATACCCTATGTTTTCTAATCTAGCAATAACGTTTGCAGAACATATATTCTTTAATATATTTATAGAAGTATCACATAACGATTTACATGTTTCTGTTTTTTCAATAAAATCGTTTAAAGAGGACATTAATGAAAGATTATCTGATTCATAATCTTTCATAGCTTCGTTTATACCAGGATGTGCAAAAACTCCAAGGAGTTCATCCAAAATACTTTGATACACACCAAAATAATCATGTATTTCATACATATATTCGGCATCTGATAAAACATAAACACCATCTTTATATAATTTTTGTGCAGCATTATGAATTTTTTGTGATTCGTCAATAATATCAGGTAATACAGCATTTAACACATAAGCTATGGAGTTTAAACTACTCATTGTATTAGACTTCAAAGAAGATATTTGAGATTCTAATCCGAGTAATATTTTATGTTTCTAATCTTCTGGCATTTTAACAACTTTTACAGCTTTTAATCTGGTTTCTAGCATTTGTATTATTTGTGGAATAATTGTATCGAAAGATTCCTATACGTCTTTTTTTAATAGCGCCTGACGTTGTTCTTTTTTCTATTTACTCTACGCCAATTTTTGCTAGTATTCTGAGTTGTTTTGTATAAATCTATTTATAACACTTGCACCTAGTGTGAAATTATATCTTTTAACAACAGGGTGTAATTTTTGTAATAATTCGTCACCTTCTAATACATTTTCAGCTATAAATTTATAAGTATCTACACTTTTTATTAAATCTTTTAATTGTTGTTCTGATTTTATATTACCATTCACAATGGCATTTTTATTATTTATATAATTAAAAAGCTAAAGTTGGTATTTTTCAAGATTTTCCGTGTTAGACTTTTTATTGACAAGAAAATTTATAACATTTTGTACAAACGATTTTAAAGATTTTAACACAGGCTATTTATTATTATTTTTATCAAGTTGTTTTGCTTTATCAAATAATAATTGTCTGAAAGACTGATTTGTTAAAAATTCAGCTACAAATTCATATTTATCCTAAAAACCATTATATCCGTTTGTATAATCATTCCTACTAAACCTTTCAGATGGAAATTGTTTACTATAAAGATTAAAAAGTTTTTCTGTAATTCTGTTCAGTTTTCTATCGAATATAGGAGAATCTTCACGCAAACCTTCTGTTGTAAGAGCATGTACAACCTCATGCATTAATTTTTCAGCAGCGAATCCTGTACTTACACGTTTTAAAACTTTCGGATTTATTGATATAATCACTCCGCCCTCATTGTCAACAAAAGTAGACATAAGGTTGTTTGAATTTTCTTCCGACATAACAATTGGAATATTATGTCTTGCTAATATTTCTGCAAACGGTTTAAATGGAGCAGCTATATACGAATCGTTAATCAGCTACTATAATAACTGTTGAGTATTGTTATTTTCCTTCAAAAAAAGATCGTTATTATCATTTGAAAACAAATTAACCAGTGTGTCTTTAGATTCAAACGCGTCATTTTTAGGCTTATTCTATTCTGTAAAATTTACGTGCGGCTCCCCGTTCTCATCAAGTGGAATCTTAGATTTTCCTTCATACCATTTTCCGTTCCGATCGGTATACTTACTAAGATACATCGCGGCTTTTTTCTACATCGCGAGATTATAATCACCATGATATTTTTCTAACAATTTTTGGAATAACAAAGACTCAGCCCCGTTTGGAGCTGAAGTCAATGCATATCCATTATTTCTATGCCAGACAAGATATGCCTAATCTTCTCCGACAGCTTGCACAAGGTCTTCAAACTCTTGTCTAACTTGTGCATTACTTAAATTTGGACAATATGTATTCATTTTTTACAATCATTTTTGCGCTATTCGGCCTCATCTTTATCCTACTCACTCATTTCACTTTGTTCTATCTGTGGCATACCACTTAAATCAATCCCAGTAGACTACAATAAACTAGACAAGTCTAATTCACCACCAATTTCCGAAAGACTGGGATCATTCTTTTTCAAACCATCTTCAACTTGTAATTCTTGTGTTTCATCAGACATCTATTGTTCATCAACAGATAATTCAGAAGGGACTTGCTTTTGCTTATCAGTTTCTTCATCTTGTTTCTATGGTTGTTCTTTACTTAAATTATTATTTGAATCCTATAGAACCGAAGATTCAATATTATCTTTCTATAATTCTTGTTCGGATGTTACAACCTATGTTTCATCCAAAACGACAGGTCTATATGGTTCATATTCCAACCTAATAGTTTTTTTACCGAGTCGCTTGAAAAACATTTCATTTTGTTTAGATCGTTCTATATTTAACTCCTATTTAATTTCATCCTCAGTCAACGATATCTTAGTTCCCGGTCTTTGTTGTTCACCAGTTCCAACAAATGTTTCCAAATTGTTTTCTGCGAAAATCGAAACATTATCATCAGAAAAGAATTCATATTGTTTATTTTTACCATCCTACAAACTAAGTTTATTTGTAATCATGTATACATTTTTGAACGGATATCGTGTTTCTTTTCCAGTTTCCTTATCGTAATTTACTTTATATTGTGTTCCTACTTTTTTAAACAAGAATATTTTTTTATTATTTTTACCATATTCTATTTTTATATATGGTGTATTTGCACCGCGAAAATCACTTTCTGAAGCAATCGGAAGAGCTAAAGCTATTGGGATATTTCTAAGATTATCTAATGTATTACCACGATCAATCATTTTCACAATAAATTCACCAACTGGAGAGTATACAGACGAACTTTTTTGTCTCCTTGTGTATGTCGGAACAATATTTTCATCTTTCCAAAAATTCTTACATAAAGTATCTAGAATATTTAAAACATTCAAAGCACCAAATTGATCAGATTCTATATCGGTACCGAGAACACTTTGTGCCATTACTTCATCAGAATTACTACCATTACGTAATGCAACTTTCATGGCATTGTCGTATAAAATTCTATATGTTGGCGGAACTAATTCAAAAAATTGATTTACACCACCGTTATTATAAGTAGTATAATAAGCATATGTTATTAAATCTCTAGCTATATTTTGTATAGCTTTCACATATGTTATATCTTGACTTAAAGTTGAACTTGTTTGCAAGCTTAACAACTCTTCAAAAGCAGACTGTAATTGTGATTTATCCTACGAATCAATATCCATAGACGATGATGCAAGTACAATTCTGTCAACATAAGATCCAGTTTTATCTAAAATAGGATTTAAGTAATTTAAAAACTCATTTTTAATAACTCCGTTATCATCACATAATTGCTACAACCAATCTGGTAACTGTTCGTTATTTTGTAATTTATCAAATACCAATTGTTTTAACGTCGCTTTCATTATTGATAATCTTCTTGCTAACGATGGAGTCTTATCATTCCCGTATAACAAATCGATTACTTTTTGCCTGGTCGTGACTTCGTTACCACCAAACGTCAAATCTGGAAATTCCTAAAATCCGTCTTGGATTTGATTATAAGCAAGAAACGCACGATGCCTGAATATTGATTCCAAAGCTTTTCCAATAGCCTGAACCTAATCATCGCTCATTACTTTTTGATAACCGAATTTAAAATCATAAATCGGTTTACCTTTTTCATCAAAACCCTTTGGAACTCTATATACAATATCTCCAAATATCGCAGCCATTGTACTATTAAATACTTTTCCAAATAATGGTGTAGCTGAAAATGATTGATTTCGTAACAATGATTTTGTCAGCTATGTTGCATTACGTAATTTTTTATCTAAAAACGTATGTTCAAAATAAGTATACATTGGAAGTTCTTTATGTTCTCTACCGTCATCAATGTAAAAATATTTATTTGCATCGTCATCGTTTTTAAAGTTGTTATAACTATTTAGGAAATTCATTTGGGATATTATATTATTTCCAAATTTTTTAGTGTCTATTCTCGAATTACTAACAAGATCTGATAATAAATTAGCCGCTTCTGATATATCTCCAATAAACTAAAGAGATAATGCTTGGAACATACACCATCTTGCGTATTCGTATGAATTATAATTTTGTGGAGTTTTTAAATATGATTTCGCAGTTTCAAAATCAAGCAATTTCAATTCTTCGTCAGAATATAATATTTCTTTTGTTTTTGCTTCATCTTTAATTATAAATTCAGCTACTCTGTTCGGATCGAATGTAGATTTGTCTTGTTCTATACAAGCTTTCCATTTTGTCAGTTTTTGTTTTTGTTCTTCCGAAATGTTTTCAGAACTCAACAAATTTGAAGAAATTGTCAAAAAACTTTTTATGTATTTACGCATCAAATCTCCACGAATTTCGTTTTGCCATCTTAAAGACTTCCTTTCACGTATTTCTCTAGCATCAAAACCAAGTTTCTGTCCATACATTCCTTTACTATTAATAACCATGTTAGCCATTCTTTTCAACGCAGGTTGCGCTAAAAGTGTAAATGTAGCCATTCCTTGCCCAGTTCTTAATAAAAAGTTAGTATATTTATAAGTAGCACTATTTACATTTAAATTTAATATATAAGGATCTTTCGCAACATCCACATGTGCGTTTACCATTGCAGAAAGCCATGCAGAAATCATATAACCGTCTTTTCCAACAACATCGTTGATATTTCCAAAATCGAAACACTTGTTTAACAATTTGTCATTTTTACCAAACTTCATTTTTAAACCTACCGCCTGAGTCATGGCTAGATTAGTAACATTTAGTGCAAAAGGACCGATTCCGGATTTACCAGTACTATATTCCATTTTTCTACGAGCTTGAAAAGATGGAAGTAGTTCATACATTGATTCTGCGTATTTTGTTGTTTGATCAGACAAATAAGGTATAATTTCATCTTTTAACTTCGATGTTAACACATCAATGGATGCACGAGCATCTGCTGTATTTTTATAATCTGAAATTATATCAATATAATCATCGAGAAGTTTATTACGCAATGCTCCAATGTCTTCTTTCAAATAGTCAACATATTTCATATCAGATTTAGATGATGTTTTATAGCGTGTACTTGTATTACCGTTTCTTTCATATGAATATGTGGCCATATACAACTTATCGACGTCAAAGTCAGAACCTGTCTAGGCAGTAAATTCAGTAGGTACAATGATTAAATCTCCAGATGTTTCTGGAAGAACATCTGCTACAATAAAACCAAATGTTGAAGACATACCCTGTGTAGGAATACGGTAGCCTACACCGTATGGTTTCGGATCACTCTACGTATCATCAGATTTTGTACCGTTTATAATATCATTGTCTACAAGCCATTGACGAGCTGTTGTATAATCAGTGTTGTATTTTTCAGGAATAACGTCTCTAAAGAAGTTCAGAGACAACATAACTTCCATTGTACCTTTACCGTTGTACCAACGTAATGACTTTCCATCATTTAAAACATGTCGATTTGACACATTAGTATTTTTTAATTGCTCTTCTGAAACAACATTATTTTTACCATAACCAACAAATCCAAAACAAGACTACTGTACCGCAGCACCACCATTTGTATTGATATCTACAACCTCTTTGTTGACCATTGAACTTATAGACTATTCGAATATTTGTCTTGCTGTAAGAGACGCAACCTTTCCGCCAGATCTAATTATTTCTTCAGACGATAATCCAAGATCATTATTCTCACAAATAGATAATATATAATTTTGTATACGCTGCTAATTTGGTATTACATATCTACCTTCTTTATTCTTTTTAAAGAAACGCTTTTTGATGTTGTCTGTACCAATCTATGTCATAGCATTTACAAGATTCATTATATCGTTCCTGATAGCACTGCCTAAACGTCCCTCTCCTTTCTATCCATCTTTTCCATACCTCATGTGTGGATCAACATTGGAAAAACATATCTTCATCATCTATGTACCTATTCCGCGTTCCGTACTTTCATGTGCATCTGTATTCAACTACAAGTGAAGATTATTCATATCTTGAATTTGTACAGCAAGACATTCTTTTTGTGGTAATGCTTGATATATCTCTCCTGTTTGATAATTAATAGAGTTATTTGACGGAAGACTTAATGATTCAGTATCCATTAATGAAAGGTCCGAAACTCCTTTTTTATATGGTGTATACATTTCCTGGTTACATCCAACTTTTACAGCTGATTCAAATCCTAGCATGTCTATTTCATTACCAGGCATATTCATACGATTATACAACGCTTTACCTGTTTCACTTTGACAAACATATTTGAACATAGGGAACATTGCCATCTTATTATATACTGGTAGTGACACGTTATGTGCACCAATTTTTGCAGTTGTTGAATTTGAAAAATAACTCATCTTTAACGGTTTCAACATCAATCTTCTACCAATACTATATTTTTCAGGATCACTCATCCAATCATCTTCATTTTCAATGATGTTGTACGCTTTCTCGTCACTATATCCAGTTTCATCTTCTGCAAATGACCATTCACCAGTTGCAATTCTTAGTTTTCTATACATCGATGGTCTAAGACAAACTTCAGCATCTGCTACAGTTATTCCCTCATAAGGATTTATTGAATTTTTCACTCTATTCTAAATATCTTCAACCAAAACTTCGCTTTTTGCTGAATTTTTAAGTGCTGTTAATACCTTATCTATATATTCAGGATGACTATATATTGTATAGTATACTTTTTCTACTCTAGTTATATTTTTTGGATCCAATCCTACAACTTTAGCAAAATGGTCTATGATATATTTATCATCAAAAGATCTCTTTAACACAGATACAATTTCATTCTATGTGAATATATCACGCATGTTATCCAAATATATAGATTTTGCCTTTATGTCTGAAGTATTCATGAAAGTATACTTACCGGTTCCAAAATCCTTCAATACGGCTTTTTCTTTATCAGTCCATTGTGTTTTTAAGTTAGTACCTGGAGACAATACAGCACCAAGACGTTTAATTTTGTCGACATCTTTTGACTACAACATACTCACAGAAACTTTTTCTTTCGAACCATCTTCTAAAGTAACCTCTCTAGTCAAGTGATTTTTTGTAGTTTCAGACAATTGTTTGTCTTTATACGAAATCCATTTATACATTGCAGGATCACCGGTAAAAATCTTTTCTACTTCGATTATCGACATTATTGTACGCAATGTATGATTAGCAACAGCCGAATATATAGCACTGTCTCTCAATGTAGATTCGTCTATTTCACCATATTGTGACTTTATTTGATTCTAGTAGTGTTTTAAGATATCATTTGGGAGACCATTATTTATATAATGATCATCAACATGTGAAATTAAATGTATATTTTCATCAGTAGAAAGTGCATCAAGTTCGCTACGTACTTTTTCTAACAACATTGCATTTATCGAATTACGTAACTATTCTACAGAATTTTTATATGTTTCAGATTCAACATTATCTTCGAGTATGCCAGTTAGAAATTTCCTTATTCTTTCGAATCCGTCTGTAATATGATCAACATCTCCAATACTTGCACGCTTTGCATTTTCTAACTACTCTGTTTTATACTCTAATTCTAACTATTGATTTAAATTTAAACCGTGATTTTTAGATATATCATAGAAGTATCTAAACTTACCACCATTACCGTCAAAATTCAAATGTTTATATTTGTATTTTTTACCATTTGGTAATGTGTATTCATCAGTTACTATTTTACCATGAAAATTAACTAACAATTCATTTGGATTCTTTAAAAGTGCTTTTATATTTTCTTTAGAATAATATTCTTTTAATGAATTTAATTCATCTACAAAATATGATGAAAATATATCAATCGTTTCTGGCGATAATTTTGGATCTTCACTATTTGTGATTATTATGTCAGTATTTAGATTATCAGTAAGCCATTGTGATGTTATACTATACCATGTTTTTTTATCCGCCATTGTTGGGAAAATCAAATGCTTATTATAAGTCATTATGAATTTAGCCATATAATCCTCTAACGGAGTTATTCCGAAATAATCTGCACTTTTTCCACTTTCCGCATCTTTAACACATACGAATGTATTCAAATGGAGTTTTTCTTCTTCAGGAGTAGAATAGACTCTATCGTTTTCAGCGTTTTGTACAATTAAAGATCCTTGTGTATACGAAGTAGCTTTTTTATTTTCTAACTCACCATCGGTATTACACTGTAAACGATGTAAGAAATCGGATACAGCATTATTTTGATTTATCGGATATATTTGAGCGCCGTTTGCACCGGTGACTGACATTTCCGCAGAAGATGGGTATGTTTTAGCATATGCCACTGTAAGTTTACCTACCCAGGGAAGACCCTTAGTAGTTTTTTTACCATTTACACGAGACATAGATGTACTGTATCCTTTATAAAATCCACTTAAGTCTTTTTTACCATCTTTTCCAATAGTTATAGTTTTTCCACGATTTGCAGTAGCTAATTGTCCATATAACTTCTGTATTGTTGCAGTACCAGATCCGTTTAACATAGCTCTTAGAACATGTCTCTCTTTTTCTTCAAATACTGTTTCTGGATAAGCTTTCGGGTTTAAAGATAATTCGGTGTTTATAAGTTGCTATAAAACTTGACCATCTGCAGGTATTGCCATATAATTTAAGACGTTACATACTGCTATTTTTGCACTTTCAACCGACTTGTACTTATTAGATTTAGCAAAATTCTAAGTTTGAGTACCTTGTTTTTTAGTTGCCGATACTGCTTCATTTATTAAAGATTTTAATTTTTGCATGTATGAGCTACTTATAAACATATCTCCAGTTTTAGGATCTGTTTCTACAATACCACTACCAGACAATAAATTTTCAGACCATGTTCTCGCTAATATATATTTAGATTGTAAATGTTCACTATCTTGAATAGTCCATTGTTTCTAAACATCTATCAGAATATCTGGACTAGATTTCCTCTGTTCTACTTCTTCTCCAAGTGGTTCATTTGAAATCATATCCATCTAAGTGTCTTGTTTTTTATTGGTTTTTATCGGCGTATCAATAGACAACACGGTGATTCTATTTTTAGAACTCTGAATTGTATTTAATATCTGTGTTTTTATTTCAAGTTTCTCTTCCAGAGACATTGATTCATCTTCTTCATCTATTAATGGTTCTATTTTCTCTTCTAAAGCATGGAAAAATTTATCACCGCTTCTAGACAATCGTTGAACCATTCTAACCAATGAAGTAGATGTATATTGTCCAGTTTCACTATCGATAGCATCGAAGTTATCACAATTCCATAATTCGGACATTATTTTATTCCAACCTTTTGAAAAACTCCAATAATTTTGTGATCCGAATAATGCGTCAACATTTGGAACATACTATAAATTACCATTCTTATCTGTTTTTACATCATACATTGGAATTGTGCTGAAAAACAATTTCGCTTTAAATCCTACATTTATTTTTTTACTAACTTCCATATGATCAATATCATAAATATTGTCTGCAACATCTCCGTTATCTTTACCTGTAGAAATATCAGCGTCTAATTTTAACTTTTTATGTTTTACATCTATCGAAAACGTTTTCAACATTGTAGAAATTGTCTTATAAAAAGCATCTTTATTATTTACAACATCTTGTAATAATTTTGAATTTTCAGATTCTGGATCGCTTTCAATCTACTACTGAATTCCGTCAAAAATAGCGTCAAAATCTTCTTTAGAATAATTCTTAAGTTTTGATACTGATGACAAATCAAGACCTTCCATCACTTTATTGCACAACAATTTAGCACATTGATAATATTGATGATAGTTCTATATATTTGTAAATTTGGTAACTTGATCATCTGTTAATCCTGGGATTTCGAAATACACGCCATCTGGATAATTTCTTTTAAATTCGTTTATAGATTCTTGGTCTAATTTTGCACCGACATATTTTCTATTTTTTATATTTTTATATGCCTAATATACAATATCGGGTTTTCCAAAGAATGTCTTTACAATCTGTTTTATATTTTTGAAAAATCTCTTTATTCTAGCACTCCAAGATTTATCCTCAAACCCAAACATATACGATCGAAAATCTTCAGCTAACGATTCCTCGATATCCTACAATTTTGCATCTTTCAACTCTTTGTGTTTAGATCTATAATCTTCATATATTTTCATTCGCATTGTTCTGTTATGTAACAATAAGTTTACATAATGCCACGCTTCATGATATTCGAGACCTTTTCCACTTTTTTTCGATAATGTGATAAAACCATAAACAGAATCTACAATTGAAGAACATGCGAGATTTGTAACACCATAAACTGTTTCATTATGAAGACCTTTCATTATACCGTTAGTCACCAATACCTAATCATCGGATAATCCCAATGTGGTTTGCAACCATGTTTTCGCAGATTTAGTATCTATAGAACCTTTCCCACGTTTTTGTGAGTATACACCACTTACAGTTGTTGGTTTTGTTTGAAAATCTATAGTTAAAAATGCAGTACCGTCATCTTTAACGTGTAAGAATACATTAAAACCTTTAAACTTTTTATAAGTGTTGAATACTTTTATAGATTTTTCGTCTATTTTAATACCATGTTTTTCAAGTTCTGCAAATTTTTCAAGCATTACTTGTTTTAACTTATCTGCATTTGACTTATTCCATCCAAGTTGTTTCCCAGTTTTTCCAATTGTTGTAGCCGTCACTAAATATGTAGTAGTTGGATTTTTTTCATCTACTTTTACACTCTTATACGCATCATCTTCCGGTATTGTAAAAGTTACATTCGGAATATCTTTCTTTTTAGATTCTTTTTTATTAGAATCTTCTATCACCTTTTCAATTTTTGTTTTTTGTTTTTTAGGCTGAGTAGTTTTCTTAGGTTTAGAAGGTTGTTTTGGAAGTGCTGACGTTTTTACTCCGTTAGCAAAAACATATGGTGCTTTAAACATATCATCACCGTGAGTTCCGACATCTGTAGTAAGTTTGTAATTTTTTATCATCCAAGCTAACACCAATGGGTTTTTTCTACTTCCGTCTTGATTATAAAAATCATCATATGAGAATGTAAAGTTTACATTTCCGAATGGGTTAAATACAGATATTGGTTTACCATTAGATTTTTTTCGTTGTTTTTTATCATCGAAAAAATATTGATCTAATACACTATACAACGACTGATCATCTAATGTTGACATTAAACGTTCTATATTTGTATTCCAATGCATATTTTTCTCAATCAATGCTATAACATGTCTTCTGTTTTTTGCACATTGTTCTTTCAATTCTTCACTTGCATTATCACTTGGAAATAATTCCTACATTTTATATTCATGCAAAAATGCCTTATCTTCGTCGTCACGATCACCTATATAGAAAGAAATGGTACCATCAGCATGTTCAATATACGCAAGCTGTTTGTCAGAATAAAACCCTAATCGTTGTGACAGATATGCATTTTTCTATGATGGTTTTATGTTTCCAAACATGTCCGGTTTAACAATACCGATAAGTGTTTGTTTACCATGATTTATTAATAAATCTGATAATGCCTCTATTGTTTCATCACTAAGACCTATTGTGTTCAAACCTCGTCTACCTAAAACAATACTTTGTTTATTTATACGTTTTGTAATAAGTCTAAAAGCAATTTCTGCTAAAGATGGTGGATTGTTCAAATCTGCAACCCCATCTAATGTGAATGATTCTGTTACAGTATCATCGGAAGGATCTAATTCCGTACTTAATTTTTGTTCTGTAAGTTGTACGTATACTTGTTTTTTAGCTGTTCCCGGCTAACTTTCATCCGGTACTTTTATATATAGTTTACCAGCTTTTCCAGTACCGGGTATTTCTTCAGAAGTTCCGTTTATTGGTCTAATCCTATTAGGTCCTGGATTTTCGCCAAAAGGACCTGTACCAACACCAAATTGAATTTGACCACTTTCAATCTCGTCAGATATATCAGAAATAGTGGTACCAAGATGAAAACCACCTAATTCGCCAAATATAGGTCTCTATATAGATGTTCCAAAATCATCTCTTTGATTGTTTAAATTACCATTTGTCAATTGTACAGATTGTGGTTGTACATCTTCGCGAACTTGATCTGGAATATTATATGTACCATCTTCATTTCTAGTACAATATGCTTCAATTATCTACTTTCTCTATTCACGCAAACGCTGCAAATACTCTTCTATTTCGTTATTTGTGAAAACTCTTAGATTTTTAGATATTGCAGATTGTAATCTACAACGTTCTTGTAATTCTTCATATTGTGATATAAACTTTTCAGCCCACTAACGTTCGGTTAACGATGTTTTATATTTGAGATTATATGCTGTAGTTATTGATTGTAAAGCGTTATTTAATAAAGCATGATATAATTCTGTATTTACATTTAAGAATTTAAGTCTATTTATAATATGCAACAACCTTGATTCTTCTCCTTTTATAAAATGTCTAGCGGAAGGTTCACGCATTGCAACATTATATATTATGTTTGGATTATCAGGGTCTTCCATAATCATAACAACAGTTAAATCATCAGCTTCTGATTTGTCATAACCACTAACAATATAATATTTTTTTGTAATTCTACTAAACCATCCAGGTATTGATAACATTTTATTCAATTCTGCACCAGTTGCCATCTGTTTGTCGGTAAATATTGGTTTACCATTGTGTTCATATGGTATTCTAACATCAGAATCCGGTCTATAATTAAATGGGTTTCCTATTTCAGACGTTACAACAGATCTTTCAGCTTCGACTTTACCTTCATCAACCTATTCGTCATACATATCATCTAACCCAGAGAAAGATAATAATTCGTCATCTATAAGTTTGCCTGCTATAGTTATCGAACCATCGTCTTTAACGTCCAAATCATTTAAACTGTTATCTTCATCGGATTGTGGAACGTGAATTAATTGATCTTTATTAGGAATGGGATATTTATCATAAAATTGTTGAAGTACATAATCTATGTCTGGAGCTATTCTATCAATTTCTTTTATACAATCTTCATAAGAAAGTCCACGGACCCATCTTTCTAGAAACTATTTGGCGATACGTGAAGCTGTTTCTTTATTAACAAATACAGCATTCATTATATCATCAGTGAGCTAAGAGATTGCAGAAATATGTTTTGACTCATCGTGTAATTCATCTTGTTTTTCATCTTTTTCCTGCTATCCCTCATCACCAGATTCATCTACTGCAGGTTCATCTATTATCGATTTCTATTTTTGTTCACCTGTGTTTGTATTAGTATCGTTGTTTTCTGGTGCTTGCGGATCTTGATTTTGAGTTGGTGGAATTATTGTAACAGATCCATCTTTTCCGATTTCAATGTCTGCTTCACCTCCAATCTACTCCTCATCATTTTGTATATCTATAATCTGTCCTTCGGCATCTTCTACAACAGGTTGTATATCTTCATTATTATCTTCTACCTAAGGTTGTGTAAGATGATTATCGTCTGAAAGTTGTACGTCCGGATTGGAATCATTATTATCATGTAACGATTTTATAATTTTATCTAAATAATCCTTTATATGACGTTGTGCATTTTTACCATTTTGTACACCTATATCCGTTTTACCAAACAATAAATTATTTAAAGATTCAGAATCTAATTGTTGACTATTTGGATTTTCGCTGAAAATCAAATGACCATTTTGTCTAAACCACATCACACTTTGTTCATATGCAAAGTTTTCATTTAGTATTTTTTGAATTTTAGAAATTTGATCGATACCATAACCAACTTCCATTTCTTTAATTCCATCTTTTATAAGCCAATTTCCTTTCTCGCCATGTACAGAATCACCGATTCCAAAAAATGGATACCATTGATTTTTGTGTTTACCGTCTGTACCACTTGATGATTTATAAAATGGAAGTAAAACACCATTTATATTTGCAACAACAAATTCTCTACCATTTACAATACCCCATTGTCCTGTAAGTGTTCCGTTTTTTACGAGTGTATTATAAATATCTCGAATTTTATCTAATCCTGATAACTATTCTTCCGACTCTTTGTTTTCCTTTTTACGAATTGCTTCATAAGCTTTTACAAATTCATCAGCCCATTCTTCTGAAATGTTTAGTTTTTGTTGTAAATATATTGATGGGTCTGTTGTATCATTTGTAGGTTTCTTTTTTAACAAGTCTATTGCCTTAATTAAAGCTTCACGTTTATGTTCAGCTTCGTCTTGCATCTGATCTTGTTTTTCTGCTTCTTCTATAGTAGTATTTTCACCAACATAACCTTCTACAGAAGTATTCATACTTGCAGAACCTCCTTCTACATTTTCTTCAATTAATTGATCTATTGCATCGCTGGTAATAGTTGCTTTTTCAGCTTTTCTTTTTGCCTTTTCTGTAAGTTCATCTGATTTTTCACCATATACCTTACGTCTAGCTTCGTCTATTTGTTTTTGATGCGCATCTATGTCCTATTCAGTAACCTACTGTTTTGCAGTTTCTGTTGCCTTCTTTTGGTCTTCGTCTTGTTGAGACTGAGCCTCATTTATTATCTTTTTTTGAGCTTTTTCATCTCCATTATTAGCATTATCTAAATCCTAAATAGTTAAAGGTTCTTCCTGTTCTTTTTCTAAACGAACCATTTGTCTTCTCTAAAATCTGTCTGACATATCCTATTCTATTATAAGATGTGCAGCAGATTTTTCAAGATTTTCAATTTGTTCTTGTTCATCAATAGGTGTGAGTGCTTTATCTGTACCTCTATTTTTATCAATATCCTCTCGCTTTTTTTTCAATTTAGAGGCTTGTAGATTTAACAATCTATTTCGATTAATCCATTCTTTTTTGAAATCTAAACTACTCACATCTTCACCTTTAGCCTATTTTTCACGAACAAGATTGTTCTAAAAATTAGTACGTTGTTCATCTGTAAGATTTTCCCATTTTACACGAGGTATATTAAATCTGACGTTTTTAGGATCTACAGAATTAAATGCATACGCTTGGTATTTCACAGACAATGCATGTAATATCGCATTATTTAGTGAGTTTACTGTTATTTTTTCGTTTAAATCTTCACTATTAACAATATCTTCGTATTTCTGTAATAATTTTTTATTATTTCCTTCGTTTACAATCAATGAATATTTCTTTTCTATAGCATTAATTTGATCTTTTATGGAGTTTTTCATACCATAAAGACTTTCTATATTTATTTTATATCCGAAAGCTTTTTTTATCGAAGAAAGTTTGTCGGATTGAGAATTTAATTTACTATATAAACCCTTTAAAATACGAAGTTTCTTTAGATTATATAAAGTAGTAATGATCCTGTCTGCATAATCTTCCTCAGATAAATTCAAATCATTCTCAATTTTTTCTTTTTCGGTTTGTAACGGTTTTACTTTATCTTGGTATTCTTTTTCTCTAGCTTCATCTTCAGCTCGTTGTTTTTCTATTTCAGACTGTTCAGTTAATACAGGAGATGCACTTGGTTTATGATATTTAGCATATAAATCATCGATCTACTTATTTATTTCAGAAATTCTATCATTTTTTTCAATCTTATCAGAAACATATGTTTTTTTAATTAATTCTTTAAATGATTTTATAAGAGGTTCGTTTTCAATATTCTACGATTCACCTTCTTTATATTGTCTTACATTTCTAATTATATCATTTAAACGAGAAGTCACATCATGGTCGCTGATATTAGCAAGTTCTGCAACATTTTTAAAATCCAAAATCACACGAGACGCCTATTTTACATACTCTTTATGGTCTTCAGATCCTCTAGTTATGTGTAAATCATCTAATATTTTATTTTTCTTTTTGTTAGTCTCTGTGTATACATTATAAGCAGTCCTGGCTAAAGTAATATCATCTTGTAAATCTTGATCACTTACCACTTCGTCATTTTTCAAATATTTAAAAGCTTCATACGATTTTGCAATTTTGTCCGCATTTCCACCATTTTTAAAACTATCAAAAAACATACCAAGATGAATATCATCCTATTGTGCTTTATAATTATTAGCAACATATCGCATCAAATTCTTATCGAATTTGTATTGATTTATATATGCTCGTAACGATTCTGGGTTATTTGTAACTGATGCTAAACCTTGATGAAGTAAACCAAACCAAAATGATGTTAAAGAACCAATTTCCATCTGTTGTCGTAAAGAATCGCTACCATTTAATGGGTCGCCAAAATCCAATCCAAAATATGCTAATACAGATTCTGTAGCAAGTTTTCCGTTGTCTACAAGTGATCTTAAATCGACACCTCTACCATAATCATAATCCGGAGAACTTTCGTCATAAACCCCTCTCCCATATCTATCTTGTAGAAATGCCTGTTGTCCTTCTTCAATACCTTCGCTAGCTGCAACAAATGCTGCTTTTTTACCAAGACTTAATCCGGAATTTATTAAATTGCGTCTTGCAATTTGTTTTTCTATAGAACCTCCATATTTTTTAAGAACGTTGTCAATTTTTCTACTTATAAAACCTTGTGCTAATCTACGCTTTGTTTCAGATGATATACTATTTTCTGCAAATTTTGAAACAGCATCAAACATATCTTCAGATGTATATCTAAGATTTTTTTTGTATACCATATTTCTCGCAACTTTGTCAGCATAGTCTTTAATAATAGAACCTCCAGATCCGGCAAATGGTAATGCTTCTATATAGTCCATATACCCTAAAGCGTTATTTTGTGCTTTAAGTTTGTTTATACCTAACCTCGCATCTCGTTTGATTTTTTCAAAATTTGAATCACCTGTCTGGATATTATAAGAAAGTGCTAATTGTAACAAGTCTTGTTCATTAAGACCTTCTGTTTCAATACCATTTGATTTACAAAATTGTTTTGTAATATTCAATATCCTGCCGAGATTTATATTGTTCTTAATAGATTCATCCTGTACACGTTGTAAATAAGCGTCTGTAGCTTCTGAATTTGTTTCATCTTGACGCATTGAATAAGCTGTAGCAACAGATCCGAGTTGTGTAAGAAGTTGCACAGATAATCCGGCAACTGGATTTTTAGCAGCTAATGATTTAGATATCGCACCACCTATCCACTATAAACCTAATTGAGCCATAAACGCTTTTGCAGAAGAAAAAGAAGATCCTATTTCAGGTAAAGAATATAATAGTGCATTTATTCCCTTTTCATTCAAATCTCGAAACGGGGAATTGGTAGAGCTTTCTTGTTCAAAATTTTTATCGATATTTTTAGGATTATAAAACCACGAACCTTTTCTATATAAATCAAGTGTACTTTTTACATTGATAGATTGTTCGTCAATATCTGGTTGCAGATCTTTTATACGTTTATCTATATCTTTTTGAAATAATTGTAATGATGCTCCGTTTAAATGTTCTAAATCATATCTTTGTAATTTTTGTAAATCAAATTCGTTTAAAGATCCTCTGGCAATAGCGGCTCTTGTGTGTTTTTCTGAAGACGGGTTTGAAATAAAATCAAGAAAATTAGATGCTCCTTGAACTGCTTTATTGAAAAATCTTAAAATTGAATTATCTGGTTGATCTTTAGAAACATGATCTAGAGCATCGAATGCAACTTTTGCTCCTATTTCACCAGCGTCTTTAAGGTTATCTGGAGCACTGTTATACATTAAACGTTGTAATGTTGGATTTGTTTTTATAGCTTGTTTATAATAATCAATTTGTGTCTAAAAATCACCATATTTATTTTCAATATCCCTTTGCAATAATTGTGCATTATACATATCACCATTTAATCTATACACATTTAATTTTTGCAAATCATTTTTATATTGATCATATTTATCTATAAAGTCTCTAAATCCTTCTAGATCCGATTGTTCCTATTTTAGATTTTGTAATTCTTCTTCTTCACTACCAAGATGAGATTGTAATTGTCTCTTAACAGTTTGATTCCATGCAGACGTCCAATCAAAATTATACAAATCTGATGGTATACTTGCTACGTTTTTAACACCTTTCCATATACCATCAGCAAGATTACCAAAAAAACTACTGTCAGAATCATTTTCAACAGTTGTATCCGAAGGTGTTATTGGCTAATAATAATCCGGACCACCTGTTTGAGAGTATTCACTTGTAAATTCAGGATTGAAATATACACCAGAGTTTACATTCGATTTTTCCTAAACTCGCAATTCTTCTGAGGAACCTTGCCTCATACTTTGACCAATGTTGCCATATAATGTAGCATACCTAGGATTGTATATCTATTTGTTTTTCTTTTTAGCCATAATTATTTATTATTCTAAATTTTCAGATCTTGCTAAAGATTCCGCCTGTCTTTCGCCGGCTAACTTGTATGCATTAGAAGATCCATACTGTGATTTATCATATTCTATATCACCAAATGCTTGTGAAGGATTGTCTTTTTCCGTATACGAAGTTGAAAATTTAAATAAATCTCCGTATTTCCTTTCTTTATTTTTATCTATAAACTATTTAGATGTGTCTCTAACGATTCCAAGATGTTTCATAACAGCGTTTTCAGATAAAGGATTTGAACTATTGGTGTTATAATATTTCATAAATTCAGCAAGTTTATCTTTCGTTATGTACGTATTAAAATAATATGTATTTACTCCAGATGTAGTGCTTCCAGCAGACCTATCTTGACGAATTGTTTCACCAGTCATGTATGCTCTAATATTATTTGATTTCAACCAATTATTAAACATCTTTTGAAGTTTTGATCCTTTTCTACCATACATACCTTTTACTTTTATTGCAGAATATGTATATTTTCCAGTACCGTAGTCAACAACTCTATGTTTTTCTGTTGTCCCAGGAATAGGTTGCCATTCATTACTAATACTGTTTTTCATTCTGGTAGCGGTTTTTCCTGCAAATTCTGCTGTTTTGGAATTTATATATTTCGCAGTTATTTCCGAATTACCTTTCGTCATATTATCTTTTAAATCCTAAGCATATCTAGAGCGTAATGAATTAGTAGGTAATACAGTTCCATTTTTATCTACAGTTAGTAATGGTGTTAATCCTTTACCAGGATTGTATGGGTTTTTCGAAATAGCATTCCAATAATTTAAATATGTCTGTGCATCTTTATATTCTTTAGATCCTTTTTTACTCCTATTACGAATATTTGTCCAATATTTCGTTTTATATGATACCAATGTTGGTAACCATTTTACAATATTATCACGCTATGTATTTGTAACTGTTCTGTTTCTTATAGACGATTCGCTAGCAGGATATACTTCTGGCGTTTCATCTTGATGCTACAAATTATGTTCAATCTATTTTAATCGAACACTGTAACTAAACTTTCTAGCTTCTGCAGCTCTATCATATTTATCTTTTTCCGCCAACATAGCATATGGATCCGTTTCTGGAAGCATTATCAATTTTTCATGATGAGATTGAGCAATATCAGATATAAACTATTTGCCGACTGCTTCTTTAATCTCCTATTCTGTGGCATTTGGATATTTATTCTTAAAGCCTTCTTCTATTAAATGTTTATAATATTTTCCAAGGTCTGTATTTGAAAATGCTTGAGCTCTAGGTTTTGCAATATTTATAAGATCATTCATATCAATACCTCTCCAAAGATATCCGTTTTTAGAACCTTTATCTGTAGGTTTTATTTCATCATACCAATCGTTAGTAGCCTTACCCAATGTCTTATATACGCTAGGTGCTGTTCTATCCCATTGTCCATTTTTAAGTGTTGAGAAATCGTTGAAACTTGGTAAACCTGATTGTTGTAGTAAAAAATCTTCAAATTGTTGATCGTATTCACCCCTTCTTCGAGCATCTTGTATTGCTGCAAGATATTGCTAACCTATTTTAGATGATTGTCTTAACTAAGCTATATCTCCAACAGGTGTTGTTCGTATAAGCCTTGCAACGGCTGCTCTACCTTCAGCTGACCGTAATGGATCTATACCTCTTTTTTGTAAATCGTCTAATAAATTATTCATTCTTCCATATACAAGTCTATCATAATCCTTCACATCTTGTTGAAAAGGAGATGTAAAATCACTGTATTTAGACAGATATTCATCCATTCTTTTTTCTCCGGATTCATATTGATCTTTTACAGCATTTAAATAAGCATTCATAATACCAGTATCATATAATTCTGGAACAGGCATGTCTACTGGCTAATCATATCTATATATCATAATAATTATTGTTTATACGGATTAATAAATGGAATTGGTTGAGGAATATTTACTAATGACTTAGTTAAATCCATAAGGCTTGGTGATACTGGCTTATACGGATTTGTAAAAGTTACATTTTGAGGAATAGGTACCAATGATTTAACAAGATTCATAAAGTTCGGCTAGAATGGTTTATATGGATTTTTAAAATCAACGTTTCGAGGAACAGGTACTAATAATTTAGCAAGGTTCATAAAATCTTTATTATTTGGTACGGATGTAGATGTGTCGCCAAACAATCTATTAATTCGATTTTTACGCCCTGTTTTACCCATTAAATCCTCACGTCTTATACCCAGGTCATCTTGATATAATTTAACAGTATCACGCCATCTACTATCATCTACGCGTTTCTTATCCCATCTGTAGATATTCTCCATAAAATCTTTTCTAGCTTGGTTAGCCATTGCTAATTTAGCAGCATGTGCTTTTTCAAACGCATCTTGGTCGTATCTCATAGCATTTGTTCTATTCTCTCTATCAGCTTCACCTGCACGCATTAAAGCATCGTAATATTGCTGTTTATATTTATTATTCTATTCATCAGCTATTCCATAAAGCTTTGCAGCATTATTTATATAACTATTATAAAGATCATTTCTCGCAATATATTTCTAACCTGCAGTAAGACCTCCTGTTTGGTCTATATTATATTTATTCTATCTAAGACTATCTCTATACTCTTTAAGTTGAGGATATATGTTATATCTAAGACCAGCTAAACCATTTAATGCTCTATTAGCGTATTGATTTTGACTATATGTATCATACTTAGGAATACTTTGTTTATTGACATTTGACAATCTAGAAAGTGCTTCTGTAACTCCTAAAAGTGACGGAAGTCCAATCTGAAGTTCATTCTACCAATCTTTGCCAATCGCATATTGTCTTCTATAATTATTCATTTGTCCTTCTATATTATGTTGTTTTGCCTATTGTTGTGCGAGATCTTTAAGCTTATTAAAAGATTCTTGTTTTGACTGTTGTATATTTTTATTATACAAATCACTTGTAGCTTTAGATAAAGAACTCAATTTACCATATCGTCCAACTTTGTTCTAAGCTTTATTCATACTTTGAATTTGCATAGTATACGGTGCAGCTTGCCTTGCGAACGTATCACCAGTTCTCCAATCAACATCATTACCAAGTATTACATTACTATCATCTTCTCTTACAGACGATGGTTGATTATCAACACCAACTGTACCTTTGTCAACAATAGTTGCACTACCGTTGTTGAAATCTATAATAGATTCTCCTTTACCAACGTTGCTTTCGTGCGGTCCATTTATAACACCGTACGGAGAATATACTTGTTTGTAATCATCTTCGGATTTACCATTATTATAATACTTAGAATCTTTTCCTCTATTTGCTACTAATATTCCATCTTTAGTATTTCCATAATCCTACAAATAATCCTATTGTAATCCTGTGGTTTGAGCACCTGCTTTATTAAACGTAGTGATAGCATTTGCTTTCTGTTGTGCAACAGCCATTCTATGTTTTAAGATCCTTTTCTTACGTGCAGCAGAAGCTCCTCCGAATATACCTCCTATAAGAGTTCCTACAGCAGCTCCAATACCGGAGCCAAGTGGACCGCCTATCATACCTATCGCAGCACCTGCTCCAGCACCACCTCCAATAGCTTTCATTGTGTTTCCAGATGTTTGAGCTTTAAGGTTTGCAAGTTCTGTATCTTCGTCAATACCATTTTGAATATCATAACCAATTCCATTTATCATACCTTGTGAGGTACCTGCATTCGATAACAATTGTGATTGATTTGCAACAGGTTGTTTATAAGCATCTATAAGATTTCCTGCAAAAGCGATACCTTGTTGTACCATCGCACCGTAGTTGGCATTTTTAAGATTTGTTTTAAAAGCACTAGGACCTTTTGGAACGTTTTCTTGAGGACCTTTAGGAGTTTGAGGAGTTTGTTGAGCGGGTGTTTGGTTAAAATTTTGGTTTTGCGGAAGAGTTTTCTAATAGTCTAAAAATTCTTTAGCATCATCAGCAGGACCATTATAAGAATTCCAATCTAGAGGATTTTTACCGACATCAAAGCTTGGTCTCTAATTACGTATATATTTAAAAGCTGTTAAATCCATGATTTTCTAAATTTATTTATTATATAAGAAATCGAAGTGTTCTTTAAATTATCTATCTCACAAATCATATATTTACCACGTTGTCTATTTCCATATTCAACGTTTCCATATCTTGGTATAGAATATCTAAAATTACCTTCTCTGTTTGTAATACCAATTTCACTTCCAGATTTCTATACTTCTGAATTTAAATTTGTAGACCATTTAAATATACAGTCGTTATAAGAATAATCTTTTGTTAATTGATCGTTTGTTATTATCTCTTGATTATCAAATACTTTTGTTTCAGTAGGTGATGTATTTACTACATATTTTATAATAGTATTTGGATATAATGTACTATTTTTAGTATTCCATTTGTTTATAACTAATCTATTGTCTTCACAAGACATCAAGTATATATCATTGTCGAATGTAATACTTTCTTCGAAATCAACTGTATATACAGATGTAAACGCTCTTAATAAACTACTAAATGCTAAAGATTGTTCTTCTCCATTCTTTAACAATACTTTTGAAACAAGTTCATCATAACGTTTATCATAGAATAATTTTGGTTGTTTTATACCACACCTTTCATGCATTATATTTTGTGTACCGAACATCTTATTCATCGCAACGCTACCATCTGATGTCAACTATTTCAATTCGTTGTTATGCGAATCAAACCAGAATAGAGCTGTAGAAGATTGAGCATCACAATATTGTTCTCTATGCATTCCTGTTTTTGTATCCAAATAATCATATCTTGATAAAACACCTCCGGTTCCTAATACAAGTGGTTTTCCAGAATCATCTGTTATCTGAGATCTTTCATTCACGCTAAATTGACCAAATGCGTGTTCCTACCAAAAGAATAACTAATTATTAAAGGTTCTAAGGTTTGTTATTTCACCATATCTGTCATCTACATCTAAGAAGTTTGCAGGTTTGAATACACACCACGAATCACTATTTTCATTATTAGTCTTCTTATCTGAGTAATAACATCTGTAATCTACGCTTGTGAGTGTATTTGAATCTTTTGATAAATCTGTAGATTCTGTTGATTTAATTTGAGGTTGTATAGAATATGCAGAATTGTACTCATATTGTGGTTTTTCCTAAGTCCATATTGAATTAACTTGTGCAGGATCTTCTTGTATATTGGAAGCTTTACCATCTGTCTATGCACTAAACTCTACTCCCGATGTATATGCAAGATTTATGCTTGTTTCAACAGGTATTGAATAAACAAGACACGCAGTTACAGACATTCCTACATTCTTATCATAATATTTATGACATGATACATATTCAAACGGTTGTATGTAACAATCACCATTAAACACATTTGCTACTTTCTAATCTGCTGCAAATACATCTCCATAAGATACATATGTATTCAAACATCTTGCTGAATAATCATATCCTCCATAAGGTGTTGTTCTTTGACGTAGATTACACAAATATGTTCCAGATATACTACTTCTGTATATATTTATTTTAGTTATTTTATAAGTATCATAGATATAATCTACATATGCACTATTGTCTTTTGATTCTACGGATTGATTTGATTTGTATATTATGTTACCATCTTCTTTTGCACCAGGTATTACTTCAAAATCACCTGTTGTAAACCCGTTTGGAATTTTATAATCATTATCTGTAAACCCAGCAGCCTATACTGTAAGTGTGTTCGTATGAGGTTTTTGTATAACGTTTGTACAAATATTTTTATAAAATATATTGTTTGCGTTTTCTAATTTCAACAAGATACAAGACCCTCCAGTACCCATTAAAGCAGATCTTCCGTCACAATCATCGAGTCTATTACGATATTTATCATCAGATACAAATATACCAAAAGCATTATCAGTACTCAGTACTTTATTAGTATTATTAAACGTACCGCTGTCTACAACATTACAGTATTGTAAATTGCCAACTACAACCGTATCGTTTGTATATTTTGCAGAATATGTTGTAGTCTTATTTGCGGTTTTAGAATCAAACAAACCATTCCACGGTATTTGTGAAACAACATTACAAGCCTATACTTTATAAGAGCGTTTATTTTTATTCAAATCAATAGTTTCGTAATCTGTATCATTTCCGTATTTTGTTTTAACAAGTGATGATCCATATATTCTATTAAATACGATATTACTTTGTTCATACAGTTTAGTGTATCCAAATTGATTATAATTGTATATATTATCAAGACCATCAGCGCTTCCAAATCCACGTACATAACATGTATTGTCTATATCACCTATTGTTTGATATGACATAAATGATGGTGCTTTACCAACTGTCCTAAAAACATATTGAGCACCTCTATATTTATCAAGTCTATGTTCGTTTAAACAAGCAGGGTACGCCTAATAATATGAAGGATTTGTTCTACCGTATGGTTGACATATAAACATTGACTATAGACCACTTATCGGCTTCTTTTTATTACTATTCTCGTCATCAGATTCATATACTATATATGTAGATAATTTGTATTCTATTTTATTAGTTAATCGACCATATAAATCTTTATATATGATTTCATTATTATATATAGGGTTATTACCATCATCATCGGTAGTTACATTAACTACTTTTGGAGGTAGTGCTAAATTATGACCACATATGGAAGACCCTATATAGTCATATTTTAAAGACGTATCCAATGAATAATCTATACCATACTGTTTTGCTTTCCACGGACGATCAAAATTACGCATTTTTTGTGGATATGTTAATTTATTCGTATTAGCATGATGTCCAAACAAATAACTAACACTATTTAAATATATCTAAGTATTATCTACAACCTATTTAATGTAATCAGTATTATATACAACTTCCGGACATATAAACTAATATAAATCATGATTATCAAAATTATCAGCTTCTGGTAAACCAACTGTATCATTATTTTTCGGATCGAAATAAGGACTTCTTGCAACCCACATAGAACCTGTCCAGAACTATTGTGTAGTTAATGTACCCGTAGGAGTGTACACGTTGTCGATATTTGTATCGTGATCATCTTTGTGTTTGTTTCTACAAATAGGTCTTGCCAACACACCTTGTGCTATATTTTGAATATCGTTTATAGACCTGTGGCATCTTACAATTTCGTATGATGTTATCTTATATTTTTCATAATCATTTGGGTAATCATTTTTTAATTTCTAATTGAACGAATTGATATCTACTTCAAATTGTATTCCTAATGGATATACTGTTAATTCTGTATTATCGTCTTCTAAAACACCGCCATCGTTATAATGCTAACCGTTTGCACAAAACGTTTCAAAACCGGAATCATTTATAGAAGGAGTTCTAATATCATCTATCCATAAAGCAGAACTACTTTCTCCTTTACCATTATATAGTACAATTGCAAATCTGTATAATTCATCCCTTCTTAAAGATTTCAAACCATATGAAATACAAGGGTTTGCGTATGTACCATTATTATTATTAGGTATATATTTATCTTTTAAATTTATTCTACCCAAACTTTCAAGTTGTACTTCCATGCTATTTGTAACATTATCATAACGTTCTTTTACAATGTTTACAATTGGCACATTAGTACATTTTGACCATTTTCTAGAATTATCATTAAGACTATCTGGATATTCTATTCTAATACCTGATACTCTAGAACCAATTTGTTTAGGATACGATCTTGAATAATCACCTATAACCGATGTTACAATAAACTACCATGATATATATTTTCCACTACCTCCATATACGTGAAATTCTTCGTCTTTATCTTTAAATTTTTTGTATTTACATAAATCTTCAACTATCTTAGGATTTTCAGATATATTAAACTATTTTGTTACGTCGTTGTAGGCATTAAAAAAATCACATTTGTCATATTCAAGACGCTTTTCTGTAGACATGGTGTCTCTTTCGTTCATGAATACAGGAAATTCTTTATCTTCATATATACCATATGATTTTCTAAATTTTACGTGGTTTTTATTATTTACTCTAAATGCACGAGCATCAAATTCTTTAGCAATATCATCTAATTCTGACTAATTATCTTTTATATTAGCTGCAAATAATATATCATCTTTAGCTTCTATAGTTTTAGGTATTACATATACACCTGATAAATTATTAAATTCACTCAATGGTATTATTTGTAAAGCTTCTTGACCACTATCTATATACTGCATGAATTTAGTAACTTCACCGGCATCATCCTTTTCTGAAAATTCTATTATTGATTTATCATATATGAGAGATATTTCAGGTTCTTGACCATTTTGTTTATAAAATATTCTATAAATATATACATGATCAAATAAACTCTAATCACTTTCTAAAGGTATTCTAAGTGATACTCCACAATTTATAGTATCTTTCTCTAAACCACCTTTTGATTTTTTACTTATAATATCATCGTCGGTATAACCGTATCCTAAATATATAGGTTTTGTAGGTGCTGATAACGGAGATACATTACCATGTTTCTTATAAAATCTATAAGCATATTGTACAGTACCTGCTTTCAAACTACCGTATACTAAACCACAGAATATGAAAGGTTTTATAACTACATTCGGAAACTAATCATATAACTATACATTTCCAAAATTATTAGCATTAATTTCGTCATCAGCTTTTGCAACATTTATAATTTTCATAAAATGTTCACCATCAGCTATGTAAAGTTTAATATTATCTTCAGTTTCCCATGTTAATACAGTACTCACTTTATCACCGGATAATTGGTTTTTTAATTCTGTATTTGTAGTTAATTTTAAGTCTTTTGAACAGAATATAAGTTTGCTGTATTCTATATCATTTTCAGCACTATTTTGTTTTATTCTAATAACAGCCCAGTTTTTATGTTCATCTTCGGCTACGATTATTCCAATATTACGTGTACTACATGCCGATAATATTTTATTTATATTAAATGTAAATGTACTAGATAATACGAATGTTACTTTAGCTCTATTTTTAAATCCTTCTATCGCACGAATTTCACCATACGAATTAGTTGCGTCTGTCTTATTATCACCGTTATATGAACTTATGCGTATATTTTCACCGTAAAGATACTATCCTTCTTGTATATTACTGTACGAAACATCTGTATTCATTCCTTTATTAAAGGACGTTATAGATATATTGTTGTTATTAGTAGCCATAATAGTAATCGTTATAATTTAATTGTTTTCTACCAACATTTTTGAAGAATGTGTCATCATCATCCCACTCTGGGACAAGTTTATTCCATTCATTCTTGATACTACGCATATCTGTTTCTGTAGGCATCATAGCTTCTGCATAAGCTTGAGCTCTAAAGAAATTCCATTGCTGTTGTAGATAATAATAAACATTTGCAGAATTTCTTACACTACCACCAAGAGAACCTTTCAGATATTTATTAAACGATAGTTTCCACATTACATACCAGTATATTGCTTCTTGATATGATGCTGAGTCTGGTATCAAAGGATATCCTCGTTCATCTGTAGCTATTGCTTTATATGCGAGTTTTATATAACCTTCCGGTTTATTAAATACAAACCAACCTGGTTTTGTAAAATATGTAATATCTTCATCTGAATTAAGCTTATCTTCTGCATATTTTACAAGATTATTACCATAAAACTAAGACTGTGCTGTAGGTAATTTATATCTCATTGGTTGTTCTGGTTCATGGTATGTGAATTTATGTTTAACAGGTTCTTTAAAAGTAGCCGTTTCAGATCTAACCGGGACCCATGGACCATTTGGATTATTTGAATAAGCTATACCATTTAAATCATGCATGTCCTCCGGTATAGGAACTTGATTTTCATGTATTTTTAATATGGGACACCCTTCTTGTCCTGACTCTTTCTATATATACTACATCGGTGCCCCAATGTGTTCTATAGCTTCAAATATCCATTCTCTTATGTCGGTTATTCTCATGTTTTTCTCCGACATATCTGAATCTGCAAGTATTTTAGCTATAACAGATTCACATTTTGTATATTTGTATATCATCTATATTTATATAATCGTGTTTGTTAAATATAAGCTGTGCCAATGCTCGTTTATTCTACCTTACCAGATTTAAACTATATTTGTACATATCTGGGAATATTTTCTTCTGTTTTGACCAGAATAACCTATATTTATAACCGTCAGAATGTTCATTTAAATGATAAATACGTTTACCATATTCTGCAGAAGCTTTATAATCTACAGATAGGCTCTTATCAGTAAACGTTTTAGGTTTGTATTTACATATACATATAATACCTAATCCGAAAGGCATTTTAAACACTTCTGAGCGGTTTAAAATTATATCTAGTATATTCTTATTGCATTCGTCTAATATACGCTTAAAACGAACATAAGGCACGTCTTTGTTAATCTTATGATATGTTTTATACATATCACGTACAGTATATGAATTTTTATTTCTCATCTTGCTGTGGACCCTTAGGTTTCACACTCGCTAATGTGCTGTTGTTATCATCATCGCTAGGCATATTTAATATAAATGCTAATTCGTTCTTTATTATCATAGCTTTTATATCTGGTATCATCCATCCTGGAATCTTTATATCATCTTCGTCACCATCTTCATCAGAATCTGTAAAAGCACCAGTAACCCATATAAACCTAAGTCTATTTAAATCTGTAAGACCTTCCAGATATATATATTCGTTTTCATACCACCATCCTAACTCTCCGAATGTGTATTTTCTAAAAAAGTGAAAGTGTCTACGTTTCTCATTCATTTTTTGTATAGGACAACCTTCCTAATCCTGTACACTAGTTATACAACTGTCACTAGAACCAGATAATTCTGGTAATTTATCCTTAGATCTTTTTCTATATAGACATGTATCATCTAATGGTTGTTCATCAATTAACTCTATAGGACCTATTGTCTTAAGTATATCATCATCGTCCTCTTCATCTTCTTTACCATCTTCTTTGTCTTTTTCTTGTTTCTTTTTCAAAATGGCAGCTTTGTATGCAAGAATCCATAATGCTATCTAAGCCCTTGAGAAATCTTCACTTTCACTTACATTATTATTTCTAATCATGAGTAGAACATCGTCTATCACACTACGTAATGTAAATAATTTCATATTATTCAGATTCTATTATTCTAACATCTTCTCCTTTTAATAAATCGTTTGTATTTACAATCTTATATTTATATCGTACAACCTTTTTAAAATCTAATGTAAACAAACGTTTGAAGAAGTTCTTTTTGTTTTTATACTCTTTTTTCTTGTATATGTATAAATACTAAGTATTACGTACATCTAATTTTATAGCTATACTATCTTTACCTATACTGTAATATACATTTGTAAGGTCGTTGTATTTAATACTATCTGTAAATATAGTATCTTTAATAACTGTAACCTAACCCCCTACCCCCTTACTAGTACTAACGTTCAATACCTAGGTTTGGGTTGCTGCTGTAGTCAAACCTTTTGAAGAAATTTTATTTTCTTTACGTACACTGTCTATTTGTTGTATTAATTTATCATTAGATTCTTTCAATTTAGACATGTCTAGCTATAAAACATTACAAGCCTACTAAGAGTTGTTCAACAACCCCTAATAGGCTTCAATGTTATTCTAAGCTGTTTCCAAGCGTTCTGAGAGCTTCTAATTCTATTTATGCATAGTTATACCAAACGAAATAGATAAAGCTATACAGAGGCTTAAAAAGGCTTCTACAGCGATTCTTTTATGACTTAACATCCACGTTATTATCGACTGTATCATTTTTATCATTTGTATTCATTCCTGTATATTCATCACCCTTTTTTCTTAAAAACACGCCTATAGACTTCCATGGACCATTTGGATCCAATGTATTCAAGTTTTCAAGTATAGACCACATTTCTGTTAAACAGATTATAACAGTAGCACCTCCTGTAAGAACTAAAGGTATACCACTGTTCAACACTGTATATTCCAATAAATGTGCTAATAATAATATGGTGAATTCATCTTTTATTTTCTAGAGTGTACCACGCCAATTTTTCTTACTAGTGATTTTTTGTCCAAGCTTTTTTGCAACTTTAATACCATAAATCATATCTATTATAGTAAATGCAAAACAAGCGACTAATAATCCAACTACAGGGACAATATATGCTGTGAGCAACGCACTTACTCCTAACCATATCTTAGCCCATTGGCTTTGTCCACATATAGAATTGAACATATATCCAATCTAAGTAAGTATATTATTCATATTAGCTTCTCCACATGTTACACTCCCACTATCTTCTCTTAACTAATCCAGGTAGTACTTTACCGCCACCTCTAGTCCAACGCATAAACTGATTGCAAATCATATCATCTGATTTACCTTGTTTAATGTATTTGAACAATGTTGATTTCTAAAAATTACCAACTCCTAAATTAAATATGAAACTAACTAAAGCTCCGAATTGTCCTTGTGTCTTGCACACACCAAGCTTATTTAAGTATGATACTATAGGCTATATATCCTATTTCAAGTATTCTACAGCTTGCTCTTTTGTTATTTTCTATCCTTTTTTAACGCCTTTAGTATGTCCATATCCTATTGTCCAAACACCTGCTGGGCATTTATACGCAGTAAGTACTAAACCTTCAAAATTACATATCCCTTTGATAGTGGTATTATCAATATTAAATATCATATCTACAAATTACTTTGTTTCATCTGGTACCATAAACCCAAGAGCTTTCAAATTAGCAATTAATGTATTAAATTTGGTTATAACATCTTCTACTGATGTGGCATCTTGGATATTGTCCAATTGTTGTGTAAGTTTATTCAAGTCGTCATCAGTAACACTAACCGAACCCAATGTTAAAACATAATTGTCTTCATCATCGAGACCAATATAAAAAAGCGTATTTGAATATTTAATAGCCTGTATTGAGGAGTCCGTAATACTAATATTAGTATTTCTAGATATTAAATTTTCTATTGTTATACGATCAGGTTCTATTTGTGTTTCGTATCTACCATCACCAATCCAATGTGTGATATTAGATCGATCGTTTGCAGTATCGTTAGCATTTTTAACTAACCCTATTATAGAATAACCTTTAGTACCTGTCGTTCCTGTAGTATAAGCATGATCTTGTAAAGATTGTAATGTAGGATAATATTTGATAGAAAAATGTGATTTTAATGTATTTTCTACATATAAGTTTTGTCTACTGGCGCTAAGTGCTCCATAAAAAGAACCATTACCAATATCTACATAAGATGCTGAAGTAGCTTTGTTTTTAATTTTAAACCCGTAATGACTATTATAACCTGATTCGTTATTTGTATATTTAGGGATTAAAATATTATCTTCACCTTCATATACAACAGTTTTCTAAATAGAATCTGAAACATTCATATCAGAACCATCTTTCCCAGAAATGATCACAGAACCGTCTCCTTTTACTTCTAACGTGTTCTTTCTCTCTCCCTTTGTACCACACCCAACAGAGAATAAAGTAGCCTTAGGATCACCTACAACGCCTTCTGGACTATTTGGATTATCACCCTTGGTAGATTTATTCAATATACCAGTAGCAATCTCACCATAGTTTGTAGTCTCTGTAGCATAACCTGCCGCGATAGAATTTGCATTACCACACTTGGTACCGAAAAACTAAGTTTCTTGTTTTTTATTATTATTTAACATAATTAAAATAAATTAAAGTAATGTCTCACCCATCGTGGTCGATCAGCATCTTTAAGCTGAGCAACAGACATATCATAACAAGCAATAATATAAGCATTATTATCATTGTTTACCAATTTAGATATAATATCACCTTGATCTGAAGCGAATTTACACATTGTTACATACAATGCATATTTATTATAATAAGGAGCATAATCAACACACTTATTATTATGTTCCAATTCGTCAATCACAGAAAAATTAAAAGGTGCGCCAGAGCTACCATCGTAGTTTTTAAAATCTTTTAGAATATTCCTAGCTTCTTTTTCTGTTAAAAAGTTATTATATTTGTATAAACCTTCAGTGCAATTTAATAACTCTTCTATTACATTTGTATCACATTCCGATAAATATGACATTACTGTTTTTACTATTGCGCACCTTATTTCAGAATTACTATGCTCATCAATAATAGATGAGATTCTTTCAATATGTGTTTTTATTTTAGACTTGTCCATTGTTATTAGTATTTATAGTGTTTGAAAGATTTGAAATCATATTTTTAATATCCTCGACAGAAGATTCTAACTTAGAGAATCTTTGTTCTGTCTCTTTCTTTTCCTTAAACACTGGATTAAATTCGGACAATATTTTATTACATTTCTCTACTGTTGTTTTATGTAGATCAATTTGGTTAAGAACTTGTTCAGATTGATCTTTGATAGATTCCACCTCACGTAATATAACTTCTCTATTTGGAGATATTACAAGATTTTCAGCATACCCTATCTCAGTATCATCTTTGAATGTATATGTTTTTGTATTATCTCCTACTTTAATAGTTATGTCGGTTACCATCTGGCTTGTAGTATTATGTAATATGTCAAAATGAGGTAACCCTTTGTTTACAACTTTACCTTCTTTAACAGATACTTCTGTTTTATCGAAGATAAATATAGGATAATTAGGATTCAAATCTTTAAACAACATAGTTTGTAAATTTAAATAAAACAAAAAAGGGAAAGGGATACTGTCCCTCTCCCTTCGTTAACCATTTTATGCACCAGCTGTAGGTGTTGTTTTGAGTGCCGCTATTAAAGTAGCGTTCTGACGTTGCTGACTGAGCTCTAGTCTAGCATCGTTATACCTTTGCTGTAAATCAGAATTCCAATGATTATTCAACGTATCTATAATGCGCTGAGTGTTATCTTGATTTGCACGAATTATATCGCACTTATCTTGAGCATTTTGGAAACTTGATGCAGAGAATCCTCGTTCAACGCCTGTTGCAACATACTGGATTGCATTCTGCAAAGTATTCGTCTGATTACATGTTGCAAGCTGCTGCTCATAACCCATCTTGATAATGTTCTGTTGGGTCTGGCAGCAACAATCTTTAAGTGATTGAATAATATTCATATCATCTAAGTTTGCCGCATTGATGACTCTCTCGGCGCTATATCCAACTTTACCTCCAACCTGTTCAATTGCTGAACGAACTGCACAAACAGAGTTTTGCAACTGATTAAAATCGCAATTGAGATTAGAAGCAAGAGTTTTAAGATCACAGTTATTACCCTGAATAGCTCCCATAAGAAGGTTACTATTCTGGTTATCTGCCATCTAGCTGCGTAAAGAATCGAGTTGTGATTGGATTTCGGCTCCCTGGAGACCATTTCTGTTACCCCAGAAACCCCCATTTCCAAACATCATGAGGAATACCAAATAAATAAAAGGATTATTCATCCACTAGTTGTTATTCATCATAGATGCCATTGCCAACGGATCTTCATTGTTACGTCCTGCCATAGCTGCTATAGCAAGAGCATCGTGGTTATTGTATGCGCTCGGATGATCGTAATAATAAACCTTCTCAGTTATCTTATCTTCCATAGTAAAAAGAATTAAAGGATTAATAAAATGGTGTTCGAAATACGAACCTTAATAAAATAACTTGCAAGTTAATAGGCAGATTTAGGTGCACCACCACCTAAATCCAAGTAGAAAAGTCTATTATTTATATCCGTAACGGATATTTTGATAATCATGGTTGCACAAAAAGTGCTAAATTTTGATAATTTATTACATATAAGTGAATATATATGTGCCATTTTGAGGGTGTGGACCTAAATCTACAACCCAAGAACCACTTTGACTGGCTGTAAGATACATATTATCAAATGAATAATATGACCCTTTTTTAAGCACAAATTGTCTTGCGGAACTGTCTTTATTTGTCGCTGTTATACGCCATTGAGTACGTCCATCGATCATATGTACGTTTTTCTCAACTTTTGTAATATACTTAGACGGATCGATAAAAGGAGTTACATTGTTGATAGTAGAAGAAATCTCAGGATATAATTCAACCCATTGTGGAGTTGCTTTATAAATATCATTCAACTCTATTAAATTTTTAACGTCATCGTTGTAAATATACAGTTTACCTGTTGTTTTATCTTTATATATTACATTATTATATGGAATTTGTCCAATGATTCTTTTAACATTAGATATCATTGCTGTATTAATACCACTTCCATATATGGTATCATTTTTACATACATATAAGTTACTCGGTGTTGAAGTATTATGTGTCCATGCCGAACCTATGGTTACAAAACCACCACAAAAATCACTATTGTTATATACAAATCTTAAAAAATACACATATGATTTAAGTGTTGCTGAAGTTGTCTAGCGTGGATAACCGTAATCTAATTCAATTATACCATCAAACTCCACAATTATATTCTACTCTTTAACTTTATCAACCAGAGTTGTAAGTCCTTCATAATTTAAATATTTAACCATGATTATAATTTATTTATATTTTATTTGAACAAGTTCTAAATTTCAGTATCTGTAATCGCTTCAAATGATGGAAGTGCTCCCAACTGACCTTCTACAGTATCCAATCTACTTTCTATATCTGTAATACTATCATCAATATTACCAAACTTAGTAATGAACGGCATAGATTCAGCGCTGGGATCAATTGATGTTTTATATGAATATGCGTATTCTGCTTCAGTTGGTTTTCCTATAGTAATTGTTCTGGTATTACCGTTATCAGCAGACGTTGCGTTCATATATTGAGATGAAATTACAACATCTTTCCAAGGTACGTTTACATAAGCTTTCTTATTTTCAAGCTTCAGGCCGTATTTTCTATTATTAATTGAATCAGCATAACCAATCTAAATACCACCAAGATCACTAGAAGTTGCTAATGGAAGTGAATATGCAGAAGGTGTCTGATATACGTGTTTTGTACCATCCCAATACAGATAACCTACATATGGAGTAAGATCCTTAACTGTTTTTCTACCAGAACCAACCACAATATGTTCGGCTGTGATATCAGCAGTTGCTGTAACAGCACCATTAATATTAGCCTGTACAACTGCCCATGTTACAGAAATGGTTGGTGTTGAAGTAACAGTCTGTGCGATAATCATATCACCAGACTCTACATACTAACCTCCTACAGAGAAAGTACCACTCTTTGGACTTGCAATATATACATCACCTACTTTTGCAGAAGCAACGTTTAGGTCGTCAGCGCTAGTAGCAACGCCTTTGAATACAAGTGCGTGTGAAAGAGCGCTGACAGTTTCTTTAAGCGCGAATTTATCCTTGATCTACTTAACAAGTGTTCCAAGACCAGTTAGATTTAAATATTTATTTGCCATAATTAAAATAAGTTTATAATTTCAGAATCTGAAATATCATTTATATCAATTTCAAATTTTTTCCAACCTGATGCAGATCGTCTATTAGCCCAATTTTCAAGCATATAATAACAATCTTCATCTTTTACATACCACATCTAACCTATTGCAGTATCTCCAGTAGTATCATTGTTCTATTTCAACTACCAATCAAACACTTTCTGGTTTTCACCAGTAGCAATCAAATCGTTAAATGTGTCTACGCGTCTATGTCCAATAACTTCATCAGCATATACAACACCGTAACCGGTGCTAGAGAAGTTATTAGTACGCATCGTTCCGGATTTTATCTGTCCTTCTTTTGCCATAATAAACCTCCTTATTTTATTGCTAATGAGTTATTATTAAACGCTCCTTTATTCATACTGACATACACATAGTAGTTCTAAGCAGCTCCTGTACTATTCTATATAGACACCAGTATAGGTTCTTTAAAGTTACCAAGAATTGGATCCGAACCATCTGCAATAATCGTAGATAATTTACCCATATTAGCAGGGTAAGCGTAACAGAAGTACTGAGAATTATCAGTAGTTACTGTTATCGTAGATGTTCTATTATCTGCGAGTTTGCTATTCAGTGATGTTATATCAGAAGCAGTTAAGTTCTAAGTAAGAACATTACCCCAATATATATAATCACTAAATTTACAAGATACTGATACAGATGCTGTATCCATACCAGATGCGGATACTATCTTAGAACCATTCAACATCAATCCTTTTTTAGGAGCTGCTACAGTGACACTAAATGTTTTAGTTCCCCTTGTAGCACTTGTAAATGTCTAAACATCACACTCTTGACTAAGTACGCCTGATTCTGGTAAAATAAATCCCCACAATGTTGTAGTACAAGTAGTAGGATCTTTATAACCGTCTGCACTAGTCCATTTCCACTGTCCTTTATAAGTAACTGTAGAACCAACAGGTACTGTTATTGAAGTGGCAGTACTTGTAGCAGGTGTTTGTTGAAATCTAGTATATGTCCATTGATTTACCGCAATTTGCGGATATATGACAGGTTTATCTCCATTTAATATAGCATTGAGATCGTCTCTATTTTCTTTATAATGAGCATCACAAGACTATTTATCTGCGAAATACTTCTTTAATTCACCTGTATATATACCTAAACCTGTATCATCTAAATATTTTGCCATGTTATCACACTGTTATATTTTCAATTTTATTTACATTCAACGGTTTTAGAACATCTGTAGTAGGATCTAATACATAAGGTATAAATGTATCTTTTGCTATATATATAGTCTGTTCAAATGGTTTTCTAATTCCTACTAGAAGTGAAGTACCTGCTTCTACACCAATATTATTTAAAAGATCATCTGGTGTATCTATATAGTATTTGTGTTCATACTAAATCATAAAACCTTTCTTATCAGTACTATATATTACTTGTCTACCATCTATTGCTCCAATACTATATTGTTGTGGATTTGGAAGTACTGCTGTAATATATTGATCAAAGAATAAAATACTACCAACACCAACTTTAGAAAGAGAGTCAAGTTTACGTTTATCCTAAGCTGTCATAAGACCTGCATGTTCAGAATTTGCACCTGTAATAATCACAGCTGTTTTTGTAGGGTTCTAGGAATTACCACCATTTGATGTTCCTATTTCAACACTACATTTTGAATAGTTCAGAACACCTTGTTCATTTGTAACAAGACCATTCTTGATAAGTTTTAGATAATTAAGAACTTCTCTATCTTCTGCAGAAATGGTTTCGTTCTTTAAATCAATCTGTTCTTTCAAATAGTTATTTATAACATTCTAAAATGCACCAACCCCCTAATTCCAATCATAATCCTTAACCTATTCAGCACTAGCAATTACGCCAGATTGACTACCGTTAACAAGTCTTGAAAAGAATTTTATATCGTCTTCTAAATAATTCATGATATTGTAAATTTAAATGTTGTCTAATCTAATTTCTAATATGACCTGTAACAATATTTATAATCAGATCTTGTAAACTGTTTTATAGGTTGTTCCTGGCCAACTATAGTAAAACTATTGATCTTAGTATTACTAAATATCCATAAATATGCCCAATCACCAGTTGTATTTGTTATAGAATGTTCTCCAATAAGTGTAGTTTTACTGTCAAGTAAAGATGTATCCACATCTTGTACTTCTTCTACAGCTTGGAATCCAATACAATGATTAGATGTATCTTGTGTTTCTCCAAGATTTATTATAATGTTACCACTATCTGAATCAGAATCTTCTGACAATTCAAATATTGTACCATAATCTATTGTATAAGTATGTAGATTTTTCTTACACCAACCGTCTTCATATGTTGTCATAACAACAATCATTTTATAAATACCGCATCTCTATTGACAAGCTGGGAAATATGCAGCTATTTGATTCTGTTCTTTTTCTATTGTAAATGGGGCCATATATTCTTTACATTTATGCTCACAACAACAATGACAACAATCGTCAAACTTTTTAGGGTTTATGCCAAAACCATTGTAATTAGGCCAAATATGATAATCATGAAAATTATCCATACATACAGCATATTCACATTTGTTATATGACGGATTTACATTATATTCAAACTTACCACAACCATGCACTGTATATTTGGTAGGCTCATAAAACTACGGAAACGGTTCTTTTGGAAAACGTTTTACACAATAATGTGTTTCAGAAGAATTATTTACAAAATACACACGCAACTGTTTCATATTGACAGTGTCTGTAGAGGCAGGACCCTTAATTGTAAATATAACTTTAATATCGTTTCCTGTTCTTATTTTTTTCATAATAGTGTGTATTAAACATTAAAAGGGGCTCTTAAAAAGAGTCCCAAGTAATGTAAGTTAATAATTAAGCCTGTACCTTAGCTACTTTAGAAATAAAGCTTTTAATATCTTCAAGTGCTTTACCAGAACCTGATGTACGTTCTACTGAAGTTTCAAGAGAACCTGTAACGTCATAAATCTCAACACATTCCTTTGTACGACGAATCTGATCGTCAGCAGCATGATAATGATTCTCAAACATGATAGTGATACCATCGTAATTCTTCGTGATATCGGTCATCATATCCGGCTTGATGATTGGCCATGTACATTCACCACGGTTCAAAATACCCTGATAACCCATAGCCTGTGATTCACGATCACGTACAAGCTTACCGCTTGTTGTAGGCCATACACCAGGAGTCTTTGAAATTACGAGTCCTGTAATAGAATACTTATTCTTAGAAGCAAATGCAGGAGCCGTAGGATCTGTATAATAAGCGTTTACACTAAAACGTACCTTATTAGCCCAGTTCAGACTATCGTTTGTATCATCGTCATCATAAGACATTGCTTCAAGGATAACCTTCATATTATTCTCCTCATCGACCTTAGCGTAAACACGAGCTCTCTTATACTGAGTATTGATCTGTTTTACAATAGCTGCAGCAATGGTGATAGCTGTATCATTTGGTACTGTTACGTACTCATAAGACTCCGTCCACTTACGATAACGTGTAGGCATATCCTTGAATGTAAGACGAATAATAATTCTACGATTTCCTTTACCAAACTCTGTTTCAAGAGCCGACTTAGCAAGCTTAGAAAAATCAAGAGTTACCTTGTCTTCAGTCTGACCAGCTGTAGGATACTTAGTAGCGACAAAAGATGTGATGTCTGCACTCTTAATATTGTTAGACCACTTGATTATAGGTTTGTAAGCTACTGCACCACTTTTGTGATCAACTACTGTTGTATACTTATTTGTAATAATACCGATACGGAATTTTGTAACGTATTCTTTGTCTACCAAATCAGCAGAGTATCTATCTGCCGTTTCAAGCTGACCGAAGTTACCTTCCGTCTTCATAATTACAAATTTACCTATGGCTTCATTACTCAAAACTTCCTGTTTTGTTGCAAATGCCTTCTCAACATCAGCCTTTGCAGCCAACTCTGCACCTTTTGTACTTACAAGTACTGTATTTACATATGTAATCATAATTTATATATTTAATTTTTTCTACTCCCTCTATTTATATAATACTAGACCTAACTAGTTGAGGTTTCCACGTTAAAATTATTCTTGAGTATTCACTTCATTTGTAATGGTTTCATAACGTTTATCTTGCTGATTTTCGATATACATCTATGCAGCAATTTTAATTATTTCATACATTACATTGTCATCGAAATCCGTATACTCAACAACCGGATTTTCAAGAGAAATCTTATTAGGGGTTCTTAAATAACCTATCTTATAAGATTGTATTTTATATTTCTTATCTGTTAATAACTAACAACCGTCGACAATTCTAATTCTAAGAGGTCTTGCTTTATGTCGTGTATAATGAAAATCTGTCAAAGAATTATTTATTCTATGCATATAACTATCTCTAGTACATTCAAATACATGAGTGTTCATTAAATGCTCATTTGACAAATTTGAAATAACAACATCTTCATTTAAAATGTATAAAAAATCTGACGGATAATTCACCTAATATGAATCATAATCAGAATTGGAATTTGAAGTTAAAAAATCGCCTTTTCCATATTCTTGTTCTTTATACAAATTAATAAGATCCTCTCTTCGTTTTTCAGTTTGTTCAAAAGATGTTTTATGTATTAAGTCTCCATTAAATCTAAGCTTTACAAACTTAGAAACAGCCTGGTTCAACCAATACATAGAATCATCTGTGTTCGGCTTATTAACAGCATCATTTATCTTATTTATCTCTGTTTCAAAAGAAACTAATATATTTAATGGTGTCATTGTTCAGTCTGTTCTTGTTGTTTTTGCTATTGTGGTTGTTTCTTATTACCACTAAGCAATAAAAATTTATATTGACTTATATACATCTAAACAGCCCCATCTACAATATCATTAAAAGCAGAAAACGGTAATGAACAAGTACTATGTATAGCACCTTCTGACATGTCTTCATCATCGTAATTCTATAGATTAAATCTATAAGGGTATGCATAATACACCAAATCTACTGATTTTATAACTGTATAATTATCGTGTATTATTTTTATACAAGAATCATTATTTATAGTACTTTCAAATACTACAAAAGGATATCTTATAATATTACCACTATTAACATAAGAAGTCATAATATTAGCAACATCTTCCTACTTTATCAATTGATTTGGTGCAGTATTGGTAGATGGTTTTATGATACCACTTGTTCTAGGATTCTTATAATTATAAGGCATAGAACTCGTAGATCTGATATATCTGTAATAATCAGATGGTTTTTGAATTGTTGTACAAATATCCATACTATCCAAATCTGATATACTACTTGTACGCAAATTCTTATGTCTAACTAATGATTTTAACATTTCCACTGCTTTGATTGCAGGTCCTGTTCCGTTTTCCAATTTATCTTTTGCGAGAATCAAACCGTCGACATATTTCAACACATACTCACTTAAAAATGAATATATTGTATCTGTATCCAACTTTTCTTCGTTTGCAAAAGATGGATATATTTCTATTATTCGCCTTTCGAATTCTATGGCGAGTTGTCTTGTCTATTCTCGTGTCATGATTCAAAACTGTTTAATGAAGCTTTCGTAGAAAGTCTTGGTGATTCAACTATTTCTGCAGACATTATAATTGCCATATTTATAACTTCTTCGGCAACATGGTCTGGCAGTTCAAATAAAGTATCATCTGTATTACCTACAAACTTCTCAGGTTTTTTAATATAAGTACATCTGAATTCTTTTAAATCATCTAAAGTATGCATATACGGATCGAATAACAAATGTATTTTCTAACCTCTTATATATATAACTGGATTTGGGATCCAAGGTATATTTGTAGAAGTTTGTTTAAATTTACGAGCAATGTCATTACTTACAAGTTGTACCATTTCTCTAGTATCTGGGGATACAAGTTGTTCTCCTTGAATGAAAAACAACATAGCTGTTGGAATATTGTAAGTAACTTCATTAAAGTCTTTTGGTCCTACTCTGATCAAAGCATCTGTCTATATCAAAGCTCTGATATCTTCAATTGCTTTATTATCACCTTCAAACCCAACTCTTCTCGTATTATTACCAGTAAATTTATTTGAAACAACAGCTAAATACGCTTTGTCTAAAATTGTTAGTATTTCATAATCAGTAAGCGACGGATATGACGATGTAGTGGTCATCTTGTCATATTCTATCAAAAATTTAGTTTTTATATCACCATGCGTCATACGTCGGATTATTTAATTATTTACTTTCTACTTGGTTTATAATCGAAAGTTTAAGGTCTTGATTTTTCTTTGCATCAAGATAAGCGATAGCATTTTGTTTAGAATCTGCAAACAACTCACTACCATAATAATAATGAGTTTTATCTTTGCGGATAACACCTTTTGCAATAGCACTCTCAAGCAAGAATTCTGTCTCCTTTGATTTATTGTTTATCCAAACGTCAAAGAACTTCTTAGGATTCTTATCAACAAGACCAAACAACGTAGATTCAACAAGCTCATTTGATAATGTATCTGACTTGAGACCAAACAAACGCAAACATTTACGCATCTGATCCAATGACAGTTTGTCGAATTCTTTGATAGCATCTCTACGCATCTTATTAATCTTGTTCTGCTCAATAGCCTCTGCCTGCTTATTGATTAAGAGATAATCCTTACTAGCTGCAAGTTTATCCAAAGATGTAGCAACACGCTTATGACCTGTCAAGAACTTAATAATCATCTCCTGTCTAGGATATGTATCATCAAGTAACAATGGTCTAGAACCAATCTTTACTACAAAGTTCTCCCAATAAGGACTACTCTTAGCAAGAGTTCCTTCTGCAAGACCTAGAACTTTCTCATAATGTTTCTCATCTTCTGGGGTGAGACCCGTATATATCGACCCGGAACGAGTAAGGTAGGGTGCAATATAGTCAAAACATGACTTATATTTAATTAAACCCGCCCAGGGATTTTTCTTCATTATTTTTAATTCAACTACCATAATTTAAAATTAGTATGTTGTAACGTCGGACATTGGGGATAAATCCCCAACTCGATCGTTAATTATTATATATTGTTATTAGGCTGCTACGTTATAAGCACCTTCATTCGTAATGTCTGTATCCTCAGCATCACAGTACAGAATACCACAAGACAGCGGGTTACGAAGCATAATACCCTCCTCACCGAGGAAGTGAACCTGGTAACCATCACGGCTATTAGAACGTACTGTATTAATACTATTGCTATATCCAGCTGGAGTTACAGAACCTGCTGTACACCACTGTACAAACTCACGACCCTTACGACAAACCTTAACAACGTTTGCCTGACCATCACGCTGACCAAGATCAACAAACAAGAATGTGTATGACATCAATGGTTTACCTGTAATTGGATGCAACTGACGGAACATTTCCATATTATCAAACAGAGCACAACGCTTAACTGTAAGCTCAATACCGTTAGTCATCTTATATGTAGTAAACTGACCACCAAGTGTCAACTCCTGACCAGAACCAGTAATAAACTTAGTATCGATAAGCTGGAATCCAGCTGCCTTCTCACGAAGTACACGGTCGAACTCTCTAATCGTTTATGTTTATTTAGTTCGCTAAACTAAATCTCTTTCGAGCCCTTATTTTCATAAGGGACCAGACTATATCTTCATCCTAATTGGATGTCTACCATATCGGATTCGCTTGAATCCTACTCCTTATCGGATAGTCGTTGAACATTACATTTACATTTCTATGTAGTTATTTTATAACCTTTCATAGATCCACTTGGAACAACCATGTCTTTGTTACCATATCTGTTTATCATTGTACACAGACATGATTTTTTAATATTAAATACTCTACTAGCATTTTCTAGTCCCAATAGAGTAAAAGAATCATTATTTTTACTAAATGTAACAAGAGTTTTTATAACGCATGTTAAACCGTTATCATAAGCACGTTTTTTATTTTCTTCCCTTGTACACCATTCTAGATTTGAAATACTATTATTTAATTTATTACAATCTAAATGATCTATAGTTTCATAATGATTTGGGTTTTGAATATATTGATCTGCTAGTACCTCGTGTACTAATCTACGTTTCCAATCTACATTATATCTCATATAACCATTTTTAACCGTTGTCGATACAAACTTTCCAGATTTTGTATTGAATAACGTTCCATTTTTATTTATAAGATAATCATCGTGATTTTTTACTTTATCAAACTATGTTAGATCCAAATCACAAAATGTAGAATCTATAATTTTTTGTACTGGTATAGCGTATTCTTTATTGTTTATTCCAACAAGAGTAACTTTACCGTCAATGTTTTTTACTAATTTTTTAGTATATCTATCATAAACATTACCATCTATATAGATAATATATCGATATTCAAAACCTCTACATGGTTTATGTAAAGTCTTTGCTGCTGATTTTCTATCGAACATCTATGTATTCGTCATAATATTTTTAATCTAAGTTAATTATTTTAATAGAGTTTCCAGCAATTAAATAGATTTGCTATATAATATTACTATTATAAGGGGCTAGAAATTAACCCATTTCTCCTGTCAAAGCGATAAACTTACGCTCCTGTGTACCAAGAATATTGTAGCACAGATCGAACAGATAATCCTCAAGCAACTCAGCTGTCAAATGTGTATAATAACGTACATTAGCTGGACTAATCTGCTCAAACAAACCTGCACTAATCGGAACCATTAAATATTCAGAACAGTTCGCAACAACTGTTCCCGCTCCTCTTTTGACATTTTGAGGAACTGCTCATCATTTCTGATGAGATTAGACCATATCAAAACCCTCGACTTAAAATCGTCGGTCGGGTTGCTTCCATTTCGAGTGGCTTCACCCTACTCCTACGCCTAGGATGGTCGTTGAACCTTTCTGACATTTTCTCTTTCTATTATCCATCCTGCAAATCTACCTTGCTTAACAATCTGTCCAGTATTCGCATATTTTATTATTGTTCCTACCTAATAAGATCCTCCGAAATATTTGCATACTTTATTTGCATTATCGAATTGCAATATTTCGCCAGTCGCAGCGTTGATGAATTTATATTTGTACCAATCTCTGTTCCCAGCTTCAAATGCATGTTGTGTATTCTATTTTGGAGTGACCCATCGTAGATTCTCAACACAGTTGTCAGTTCTGTTGCAATTTATATGATCAACTTGTGTAAGATTTTCAGGATCTTTATTTTCTATAAATGCTAAAGCAACTAAGCGGTGAACCATAAATTTTTTATTCCGCTCACCAAAATTAACTTTAACTCTCATATAACCACCTTTTGAAAAATACGGTTTCATAAATCCTTGTAGATATTCCGACCATATTCTTCCATCATTAGTCACTTTGTATTTTGTTTCATAGCCGTTTAAATCTATAGGAAACGGTTTAAATATTATGTCAGACTTGGCTGCTGATTGTCTATTCATTTTTATATCCATATAATGATTAATATAAACTTAATTATACTTATATTTAGAGTTTCCAGCAATTAAGAAGCTTAAACGCATAAGGATTACGCCTTATGTGCCCATTCCATTGAAATTTTCAATGTGAAAAATTTAGGACGTCCATTTTTACCCTTAAGAGCATATGTACCATCAGCATTACGGTTAGAACGAGAGAACAGAAGGAACTTCTCCTCACGACGCTTCCACTCACGGAGAGCCAACCAATACTGATAATCAGACCACAAATAAGAAGTCTTACCTGTCTCAGGATCCTTCAATGCAATAGCGAGTACTGTAGAATAAGCATCACCTGTAATATCGTAAGAAAGACGAAGAGTTGTAAGATTATTACGCATCTTAAATGGAGTCTGATAACTGATGATATCTGCCTCATCACTGTACTCCTCGTATGCAGAACCAATACGACTTACCTGACGACCAGGAAGAAGGAACTCACCAGGAATATATGCGCCTGCAAAACCATCTGCTACATAACACTCATATACCCATGTAGAACCATCCTGATAAGGTACACCATTTACACGTACCTGATAGTTTACGTTATCGAATGCAAGCACTGCACCTGGCTTTTTATTCATCCGGAGTCGCTAATTCCGAATCGCTAGCTATCTTGCATTCACTAGCTGCTTCATCTTTCGATGAAGAATTGACTATATCACAATCCTTTTCTTCTAAAAAGGATTTCCAGTACTTCGGGTCGCTTGACCCTACACCGTCATTAGCGGTTAGTCGATGAACCTTCAAATTTACTTTATCTATACGCAAACCTTTTAACATTCCACTTTTTATATAATCACCTGTGTTTGCGTGTTTTTGTATTATATCATACGTATACCCACTTATTTTACATTGTTTCCTAAGTGTTCTGAAACCTAATATTATAAACTATTTACCATTATAAACATTTGTAAACATATAACCAACTTGTGGACCATCTTTTGTACGGATTGGTGGTGTTGTACAAGTTGATTTGAATAAATGATTGGTTTTAGCATGTTCTATATTTTCTTCTGCAGTCACCCATTCTAAGTTTGACAAATAGTTATTTAATTTATTTCCATCTATATGATTAACTTGTTCTTTATTTTCCGGATTTTCCAAAAACGTCATAGCTATTAATCTATGTACTCGATAATCATATCTTTTCTTATCTTTAATAAGTACAATATGTAAATATCCACGTTTACTTTTTGAAGGTGATAAAAACTTATTTGTATAATAAGACCATATCTATCCTTTTGTGTCACAAGCATATAAGCCTTCAAAACCCGGTATGTCTTTTATCTAGTAAATTTGCTCGGCTGCTGATTGTCCATTTTTAATATTTTTCATATCTCTATAATTTTAATTGTCACTCTATGGTATAAAATTCTTTAGGATATTCCAGCAATTCTCTGGATTCTTCGATATACATTACTGTATAAAGCGGCTCAGTATGTGCGAACCGAATGCTTTCTCCTCCAAACCAAGGTAAATAGGAGCTCCATTCAAACCTGGAGTAACAGTATTCGCGTTGTTAGAAGTAATCTCTGCACCGTCAGCCTTAGCCCAACGAATATTTACAGCCTTCTCCTGGTCAACCATTACTGACCACTCGTACTCACGATTCTCAATAGTCATAGTCTTACCGAGACCACCAGTAATCATGTCGATAGCAGTAGATACACCATCATCCTTAGTACCAAATACCAAAGAAAGAAGACCACCGATCTCATGAGGTCTTGTAAGAAGTGCGTTTGAAATCATGTTTTCATCAACCAAATCAGAGAATTTACGACCCCTGTAAAGCTGAAGATTGTTTAAAAGTGTATTCATAAATTATTTATTATTTGATTAATTGTTATTATAGCCACCTTGACGCAATGTCAGCTACTGAACGTTTCTTGTCATCTATATTAAAACTACTATGATTCTTAGTCTAATATCTTAACATTTTTCTAAGTTTTTCTGCAGCAGTCGTTTGACCAGTGCGCTTGGCTTCTCCAATGAGGGCGTCGCCTTTCATAGTGAAGTACGCAGACTCTATGAGATTTTCTGTCAAGTTTTTCTGGAAATCTCTTTGATACTGAGTGATTCCTTCTGAATCAACTTTTGTAATGTAATCAAACAATGCTTTTCTATCTTGTTTTGGAATAGCGACACCTCTGATATTGTCTAGAGATGAAATAGTATTGTTCAAATCTGTTACAAATTGTCTAGCTTGCTCTTGTTGTGCCATTTGTTGCTTTTGCTGAAGCTGTTGCTGTTGTTGCAACTATTCTTCTTGATATATTTTTAATCTTTCAATAGCATCGTTAGCCTCATCTTCAAGCATATCAGCATCCTCATATCTTTCTATCTTTTTATTAATCTACTCATCGGAGTAACCAGATAGTTTTAAATAATCACGAACTGCCATCTTTTGATTAGATTCATCCTCCATATCCATATTATCATATTCAATTGTTTGAGACATTCCGTTATAGAAATCTTCAAACTTTCCACCATTCTTAACATATGCGTCAAGTTGTGCTATACGATCGTCTGCATATTGAGGTTTAGAATTCTCAGCAACTGTATCTTCGATATAGTTGATAAGACCTTCCATTGAATCTGGTTTTTCATCGTCTGCTACATCCCATCCTAATTCTTCAGCGAACGCGTCAAAGAATAATCTAACATTCTGTGTTTCAAGCTAATCTTCCTCGTTATCTGTTTGATTATCCTGTCCATCTGGAACATCATCAGGATTATTATTCAAATCATCCTGATTTGGAACGGGAGTATTGTCATTATTGTCTGGATCAATTACTTGATCATCGTCTGATCCACCAACGTCGTTGGGATCATTATCGTCGTCTAAGTCGTCAATATCATCATCGATTGGTGCATTTTGTATAGTTTGGTCATCATCCATGTTAGATACAGGATCTGTCACATCGTTATCATAACCAAGCTTACTTAAAGCATTATCAAATGTTGATAGACTGTTTTTCTTTCTTGCCATAATTATATATAATAATTAGTTAAATTAAATTAAAATTTAAATTGCTGCTCAATGTGCGAAATTTCTCGCAAAATTGGCACGTTTGCGTAATGTTGAGCTATATTTTCCTTTGGGTGCGCTCAACACCTATCTAGCAAACTCCTAGACACCCATGTTATGCTCATTAGCGGCTTCGGTAAATTTACCTCTATTTGCCTTCTTTATATGTATATCTTTTCCAGAGTTGTGATAAATTTCTGATTTTAAGCCAATTCCCATTTTATCCCTAAATTGATAATCTATTGTTGGGGCCATATCGTAAAGAATATTTTCAAATGTATTTTCAGTAATTCTCGGTCTAACATCACCGTTAGTATAATTGTTTAAAATATCCTAACGTTTTATTTTTTTAACGTCGTCTGTATATCGCATTACAGCGGATTTATATTCCGGTTGTAATACATAATCCATAAAATGATAATCTTTTTTCGAAGGTCTTTTATATAATTTATCAAATTCTTCTTGCAACCATTTTTCATATAAATTAAGATCAGTGTTGTCTACACCTGTTTTATATTTATAATCAGACTCAACGTCTTTCTATATCTATCTGTATTTTGAATTTTTGGAATTTCTACCTGAAATAGTTTTAATATCTTTATTAGGAACTTCAATAACATCTCCGTATGTAAAAGTATCTTGAGGGCGTGTTGAAATAACATTTTTTCCAAGAAGTGTTTTCCCAGGTATTATATGAATGTCAGAACCTGTCCAATCTCCGCCATTGTTTGGTATCACCGGATGATCTGTAGTCATGTTTGTAATTGGTTCAGATTTTCGCATATCTTTAAACATAAAACGATTGACTATTGGAGTTATAACTCTGTTTTTGGAAAATGTAGATGATTTTCCAAGAGGTTCAAATGTTCTTCTTATCAGGTCTGGAAAACGGGCGTCTAGTCCATATAATAATTTTCCAATTGGGTATCTTATATACTATCCTACTGGAGATTTTATTGTAGAAGCTTTTTCAGCAAGTTTTCTAATCCCTGTATTTATACCAGATTTAACCACTGATGGGACATTCTACATATGTTGACTATTACCAACACCGTGTAAAACAAGCATATCAAATATACCATCAAGGTTTGGGTTACCTATTAAACCAGGATTATCATCACTCCACGGTAACTAAAATGTATATCCAGGTAGTAAAGTTTTAGCAGAACCTAGGTATCTAGATGGAGCTGTGTATTGATAAATTTTACCTAGCGCATTCTATACTGGCATTTTTGCACCTTGTTCACCATATTGTCCTGTAGCCCCTTGATATGCCGTGTCAAGTAATGCTGGTGCTGAATTAAACACTAAGTCATTGAACATTTCAAATGGAGCATTTGGGTCATATGCACTACCATGTGTAGCAGCTATGTACTACTGTGTATCAGCATAATTACCTTTTGGAGTTATCACAGCTCCGTCTTTTGCTTCCGGATACTCCCATATTGTATTAGGATTCGCAAGTTGTTCTGGTGTACCATAATATAAATATGGTTTATTATCAGTACCCATATCAAAACAGTCTTTACCTCTTTTATATTTTTTAGGTTTTACGATAACTTGAGGTAACTACCCTTCATATCTAGTACCATCGTCCATCCATAGCGGTTTGTTATCAAACGTTCTAAGCTATATACCATTATCTTCACCATCTATTATATAATTAATACGATCATCCATTGATATAGGTGTTTCTTTAGGAGAAGTATACTTATGATCATTTACCCAATGGCCACCTTTCAATCCTTTCGGATTAAATTTTGGATCTATTTTACCAGAGTATATAGAAAGATCACTAAATGTAGGATGATATACTGTTTTATAAGTATCATCAAAATGTGCTCTAGGATCGTCATTTAGAAAACGATACGCATTCTCTGGATTAGAATTATACCACCCTTCATAATCAAAAGTGTTATCTTCGTCAATTTTTAAATTTTTATATTTGGCTGCTTTTGTTTTCCAATCCTAATAAGACATATCCTTGCCGTCATCAAAAGACTATAATATTCGTTTACCTTTTCTACGTAACCCTCTTATTGTTTTCTTGCGCATATAGTCTTTCTTTTTCTACCATATTCTCTTAGGCTTCTGTATAGTCATCATATCCATAATCTTTTAAAGTTGTCATCTATAAAGGCATCTATCCATTAACCATAGCGTTATATGCCGTCATAATATCTGGCAAATTAGATTTATACTGTGTAACTTCACTCTCTTCTGGTTGTGATGTTACGTATGCATGAGGTATTTTATCTGGGATAATCTGAGGTTTTTGAACATTTGTATTGTCTGCAGGTACAATTTGCTTCTAACTCTATTCTACTTGTGGACCAAAATCAGATAATTTCATAAGAGGATCTTTATAGAACATCTGTTGATTCTTTATCTCATCATTGATCCACTTATCAGCCTGTTTCATCTAACCTAACATACTTGTATAATGTTCTGGAGAATCACTATAATATCCGTGCTTACCTAATGTACGAGCATAGTTTGAAGTATTAGCTATACCTAACGCACCCATTTTATTTATAAGATTTACATATGCTTTATAGAAAGCCTCATTGTCTGCAAATGTAGTATATGTTTTACCATTATAACCATAACCACCATAATTATGTTGTTTTAAAGCTATATTAGATCTTCCATAGTTAGACTCATATGCTAACTAACGAACCATATTATCCAATGCAGCTAAAGGTAAATTATGTGCTTTCAAATACCTATATAAACCTCTACGATGCGTTTTTACGAACTCTTGATACGGATTCTTACCTCTTTTAAAATCTGGAAGGGGGTTCCCAATCATATCCCAATAAGACTCACCAGTTTGTTTCTACCTGGTGAGCAATTCTGAAGGTTTATTATAATTATGTATCATAATTATTTTTCTCCTGTTACTTTATTCTTTAATGCTGTTCTTGCTTTCAATTGCTCACGCTCCATTGCAGCATCATCTTTCTGTTTTTGCAACTTTGATTCGTGCGACATTTGTTCTTTAGCAAGTTTTATCTTCTAATCCTCTATCTCACGTTTCTGTTTAATCTCGTAATCTTTTGTATATTGATCAGCACGAATCTTCATCTCGGTTGTCGCATTTTTTGCGATTTCCATAGGATCTGGAATACCGTTCATATTAGCATCCTTATCTTCTGTACCACGATATGCACTAATTTCAGCTACTGCAATTTTGGTAGCGTTATCTTGATCAATCTGATAACGTGTAAGATCCATCTGAGCTTCTTGAAGCATGAGTTCTTGCTCTTTAGCTTGATTCTGCATTTCTTGAATCTTCTGTTCTTGTTCTGCCTGAGCTTGCTGTTGTTGCTGTGCTTGTTGTTCTTGACGAGTCTACATATCTTTGAGCTTCTGTTTAATGATATTAAAGTTATCATTTGTAAGAATCTCTGCTGCTTCTAACAATGATGCACCATTTTGCATAGCTGGTTGTATAAGTTGTTGTAACTTCTATATATTTTCAAGATCTTTAGATGTGTCTGATACAAATACATCCATATCTTCATAATAGAACTTCTGTGTCACATCCAGAAAAGCTCTTTCACCATTATCAAATATATATTGTAATTTGTCTTTACCTGTAGCTTGCCATGCACCTTTTGCTGTATTTAACAACATATTCAACACATGCCTTTTAACCTAAGCATGTACCCAGAATAAAGGTTCTGTAATATGTGAAGATTGTGTAACACTACGTTCTACATTACCTACAAGTTCGGATGTGCTTATCGCACCCTAACGCTGTTCCGTAATACCTGATATAGTTCCAGCAAGTTGTTCTATCTTATCCATAAGCTGTATATATTCAGCTATTACATTTGACATTGTAAGATCAAGAGCTGTTATCTGATTAAACTGTGCAGGTTTACCACCTTCACGACCTGGGACATTCCATTGAGTATCATATGGATTTATAAAATTAACACCGACACTTGATAAATAATGCATCCATTTATCTACGGTAATACCCATAGATTTCGGTATCTATGTAACATCCATATTTACAACCTTACCTTTATCCCTAGCTATTGCAAGTTCCAATCTATACCATAACACAATATACATGTATTGTAATGGCTTAAGAATACTTACAAGAGACCTTGGTCTACTATTTGTATTACTATATATAGCACCACAATAAGGTAATTTCTAACTATTAGGATTATCAATACTTACATGTTGGTACTCAATAGGTTGTATACCAAAATATAAATCATTACTACATCTATAACCCTCCCAAACTTCGATAACCCAGTCTGGTTCTATGGATATTTCGTTTCCTGTAGGTTGATAAGTTTCATCAACAATATCTACCTACATCTAACCCTATTCGTCTTGCGTTGTCACATAGTTTATCTTCTTAAAAGATTTCCAACAACAATGCCATACGTTTACATTATGATTACCTTTTTCATCATATATAGGGTTATCATAAAAATGTAACTAAATACCTCTAAAATCATCACGAATACCATGTTCTCCTAAATTATTTGCAGGTACAGCATTTATTAATTCTTCAAGCTTAATAAGATCTTTTTCTGTAAGTTTATCATAATATCTATCATAAACTTCTGTGATAGGCAAACGCATTCTTCTACAACACCATGCCCCATCTTCTATAAATTCCAAATCAGGACTTTTATCGTAAGAAAAATACATAGGGTTCACCCTTTCCATATAAGGCTCTGCATTTAAAACACCTACATAATATACTTCCTAGCCGCTAATGAGTGCATCTTTCCAGCCTTTGATAAACTCGTTATCGATGCCTAATTTTTCACGCAAATATGTAAGAGTATGATATGCAGTGTTTTCTACAACATCCTTATAATCTTTGTCCATGTATTTAGCAATCTATTCAGGAGGCATTACTTCTCCATTCTATAACTATTCCTAAAACTATTGCTGTTCTTCAGGACCCATTTGTGCCATTACTGCAGCTTGCATGTATTGCATTAATAGCTGTTTCTAAGTTTCCATTAATTCAGAAGTAGCTTCTTGCGATGTGCGAACTACTCTAAAATTCAACGGTCTCTTAGTTTCTTCTCCGATAAGAAGATCTATTTTAGGTCTAATGATATTAAAATCCTAAGGTGTTGCAGGAAAACCTTCTTCAACCTTAAACGGATTGGTTATTTTTTTAAAATCTTTCTCATCGAAGATACTGTTATACAGATTATAATAAGTCTGCATCTCTCCATGTGCAGTATGCGTCTATCCCCCTGAAACGATATTGCCTTCGCCAATAATATAATTTACGCAATCGTGCTGCCATTTCTCATTTTTCTTCGATAGCGGTAATTTCTGCTAAGGGAATCTCGAATTATATAAATTATCTTCTACCATTTGTTAAAAATTCAATATTGACGAATCTTCTTCATAAGGACCGTCGTCCCACCATTGACTACTAAACAATGGTTTCTCAAAGAGTTCGACTTGTTTATTCTGTTCTTTTGCACTAGATACTTTTACTTGATATAATTCTTCTCTATAAATCATAACCATGCATAGTGCTATAACACGGTCTACATTACGAACCTAATCGTTCATTATTAATTCTTCTATTAAAGGTTCGCTAAATATTCTTTCTATATTTGGATGTCCTGGTTCATATTCTTCCATCATCCATTCTAATATTAAACCTTCGCCATATGCTCGTATTTGTTTCGTCATATGACAACCTTTTCTACGCTATACTGTAGAATTTTTAAATAACTCACTAATTACTTTATCAGGCTAATCAGCTAACAAGTAATCACAATGTTTATTTGTAAAATATGGGTATATACCTTTACGTTCGTTCTCAAACAATAACCTAGCATTATAAAACAATAACAACTTACGAACGTTTTCATAATACTCTTCTGCTGTATCTGGTCTACCAGAATATTCCGCTACTATTACATCTGTCCAAGCTTCTCCTGCTTGTACACGTTTAAATATAAATGTAGAACCTAATGAATTTGTAAAAGATTCATCGTGGTCATCAATTTGTTATCGTCAAGCTTTTTATCTTAACTTCTACATGTCCCCATGTAGTTCAGCATATATCATCACCAAAATGGTGTCGAGCACTCGTGGAAGAATTATATTTATTCATCTCCTATGCGTTACACTGTCTTACAACCTTTCGCAATTTGTAAGATTAGCACGGTGTTTTCTGGTCTAGATTTTCACCGTTTTTGCTCGATTATACCCCGCTGATATGTTAACGGGTCGCAATTGTGTGTTAAAATGTTTCTGCACATAAATGTATGTGTTTCACATTCAAAGTTATACACAATTCCTGTATATGACGAATTATTTACATTCTAAATCTTTAACAATATTTTATCATCTGTGAATTTAATATCCATTCTACTATATAATGTATATGTCGCAGTACTTAATAATTTAATTTTTCTACTATTGAATACTGGAAACAGTGCTAAAGATTTCTAATCAGATCTACTTATATTTATTCTATATGATTGTAACAAACGAATACCTTGTTTATTTGTAGTTTCTTTTTGATGTATTACAATACTGTTTGCAATACCCATTCCAAAAAGCATGTCTTGAATATCTTCTAAAAGTTCTAAGTTTACACTTGTGAAATTCGTTCTAACTTTTCCATTATCTAAAAATACAGAACCGTCAGAATCGAGATACCCTTGTAAGAAATGCAATTTGTAATTGTATGGTAGTTTTTTTATACATTCTGGAATTCTCTTATTGTATGCATTTGTTCCAAATAAAGATTTGAGTTTCTAGAATAATTGTTTATCAGTAAATCTTCGAGTCTCTTCTTTATCTTTATGTACATGTATACATTTTCTATCGAACAATTCCGCAACAATTTGATCGTAAAACTATGCAAGATCTTTTTCGTTCTTTCCAATGGATAAGTATATATCATGAGAATTTCCATTTTTATTACAAAATCCATCTCCTAACCACAAACCATAAAAATAATACAATTTTGCAAGACGATCGTCGTCTTCAATACAATCTATTTTATACGTATTTGGTATTTCCAACCAATCCCCCTACTTTACATTTTTGGCTTTTACAAAGCCTTTATTATGTATCCATATAGGATGTTCTCCGGTAAACGTTGTAGTTCTAAATGAACCATACGGTTTTAATGTGAAAATAGGTTCGTTTACTTTGTCATATCTCTAAAGATTTTTTATTTCTACAAATTTTCCATCTTTATTTATAAGTTGGTCGTCTAAAGTAACATCTTCGACATTTACCAATCCACGTTGTGTGCAAACCTTTTCTCCTGGCGTCAAGCATCCTCCTATATATAATCCAAACGGAGGATCCTTTACTGGGTACTCCCATATCACAACTGATCCTGCAGGTTTCTAATCTTTCTTTAGCGGATAATTAGTAATATCTCCAGTTTTCTTTTCTATTGCTATAACTCCACCATCACCATCCCATTGCAAATCAACTATATGTTTCATACTCTATAATTTCTTATTCGTACGAATTCTTGTAAGCTGATCCATTAAAAGTTTACGTGGGAATATATTTTTACCTAATTCGAGTACAGCTTCTTGTGGTTTTATTGGACGTTCTGATATAAATCTATCTATAGATTGCTAACTGGCACCACCGTCTTTGATAATATTACGTTGTTTTATAAGTTCTTCTATAGTTTTTTCACGAAGACTATTTCCATCTTCATCCATATAGATATATTTACCATCATCGTCAAACGATTCAAGATTACTCCATGCAGGTACGAAAAAACCACATTCTGTTTGTTCTGCATTATCGTCCCATATATTTGGAAATGATAAAACGTTATAAGCTTTTGGTTTATAAAACAATGCTTTCAAACCATCGAAAGACGAATTATGTGTTATTATACCGTTTGCTGTATATGTATGGGTATCGTCCGCTGTAAGATTGTATACAATCTATTCTCCAACACTTTCTACAGATTGAATTGTTTCATATCCGAATTCATTCTTATACCAACGTTTTTTATTTTTGCATATTTCCAAAATAGCTTTTAAAGCTAGAGACTTGTGCTAAACTTTTAGAGATATATTATTACACAAATTAATAAGACTGTTTCTATCAGTTATTTCAACATTATAATACGGATTAACATCTCGTATTTTTCTATTACGATTTCTTTGTAGTTTTTTCTAAATAGCCGAATTTACTCCGATTTTCTAAAGTAAGTCTCTTACATCTTTAGCTAAGTTTAAACTAACTGTTGTAAATACGGCTGTAGTAGACGGTAGTCTATTACCGTAAGAATTGCCAACTCTAATACAACCGTCAGTATCAAATAACCCAGCTAAAACTTCACAACAATCTTGTTTCGTACAAGAAAAGACACAATCTGGCAATCTTTTGTTTATACCGGTTTGACCTTGAATACCAATCTATTTTAACTACCCTATCACTCCTCTGATTCTTATACTTCTAAATATCCTACCATCTTTGGTGAGTTTTGGGTTTTGTGAATCAACACAATCATATTTAGATGTAACATAAGATAATATTTCCTCATCAGCATTAAACAAAATCGGCGAAGTTCCTCCATATGTCCCGTCTCCAATTAATAAACCAACGAGATACGGATCGAATAATTTCTACTGTCCGAAAACTGACAAATCCTACGATATAGCAACAAGATCTCCGGGTTTTAAATCTTCCGCATTTATCCATTCCCATACTCTACATTCATTATAATCATAGTGATTACTTGCAAATATTGGATGATCTGTACTGCATGATAAATCTCTATACTGTTTTGTAGAAATTTTTACACATTCTTTTTTAACAGGCGTATTTATATGAGAAATAGTATTGATTATAGACTTCTGTGTTTTTGTGTCATAACCGAGAATTCCATCACTGATAGTTATATCTTCTATGTTTTTTCTAATACCGTTCGCCGTATAAACTTTATTTCCCGCAGTTAGACACCCTTCTGTTCCACCTGTTCCAAACGATATCATCAATCCAAATGCTACACCATCGTCAGTTTCAACAGCTGGTTGTTCAACACGCCAAGCATCTAATAAATTTGGGAATTTACCACTCTCTTCCCATAATACTAATCTACCACGAGTACCACGAATACGCTCAGGATCATTTTTCAATGTAATACCTGTAATACTTGATAAATAACCCTATTCTGTCTATTTACCAAATTCGTCTGTAACTTTATAACCAGATACTCGTTCCATTCTTGTAGATGTTAAACGTTGCTTTGCCCATGCTGTATTTTTATCTATGAAATCCATAATCTACCATGCCTTTGTTAATAGACCGTCACCGACTAAGAATTTCTGTTCTGATGCAACTGCAAAATTTTTAGAACCAGGTATAAGTTCGTAATTACGAACTAACATTGAAGCACCTTTAAAGCTATATCCACGTTGTCTGCATTTTAACACCGCCATGTGTTTACCAATTGTTTCTGCTTCTTCTACAGCATTAAAGTAATAATAATCATAATCCCAAAATTTAGGGAAATCAAATATACGCTCTCTTCTTTTTCTTGTATCACCATTTCTATCAACATATTCTGTTTCTATCAATCGCATAATTGGACAATAATTTAAATAAAAATAATGATAACCTGTAATCTAATCTCCGTCTGGAGCAGTATATCCATTTAAACATCTATCTGTTTCTCGCTCCCAATATTTAACATAATCTGTAGTACCTCTGGGAGCTAAGGTATAACATTTATGCACTTTAAAGAATTCTGCAGCTTCGCAGAATTTCTTCGTGTTCTTAATATGCTAATTAAAATCTACCATGTTTATCTAGGACTTTCATAAAGACCTATAATACCACCACCTTTTACACGACCAGTTTCAGCTTGTTCAGCCTTCGCTTGTTTCATAGCGAGATCTAAAGATTTAATAATACCGCTTATGTCTTTTAACAGTTTCGATACTTTAGTAGCAGTGTCTATATCAAGGTCTTCTTGTGAATAATCGTTCATTACATTCATTATCGCCTCAGCAGCGTGTTTTGAAGATGTTAATAATCGTGTCATTGGGGTTTCTTGAAACTCATTGAAACGTTTAGCTAATTCTTTAATCTCCGCTGTTGGTTCATAATGTTCATCTTTAAAAACATCTTTTGCAACTCTCCAAGTTCTTTCTTTTTCTGGATAAGCCTCATAAGGTGTATTCCATTTATAACGCCATATTATAAATTCTATTTCTTTTAAAGCTTGTGCTTTATCTTTAGCCTTATTATAGTAATCTTTAAATGGAGGTATTGCAAGTTCGTCTGTTTTTAATATAATTTTATTTCCTTGTATATCAAACATATTTGTATATATGTATAAACACGATAAGGGGGTACCCAAGTGGATACTCCCTTATCAATGCAGTTGTATAATTAATTACGCATCCGCCTCAGCTACAGACTACTCTGTAACCGCCGCTTGAGTCTTTACTTCGTCGTCACGAGTAGGTTGCTCTGCGCTAATATTGTCATTTTTTGTACCTGTGGAACCATAACCTTTATCACCACGTTCTGTCTCACTCAACTCGGATGCTTCTACTACTGTAACCTCTGGAATTGGGACAATTACCAATTGGCAAAATCTCTCACCTTCTTGGTATACTGCAGGAATAACATCAGTAGTATTTCTAAATATAGCCTTGATTTCACCACGGTAACCGCTGTCAATAACACCTGCACAGTTAGATAATATCAAAGATGTTTTAAACACACTACTACGTGGGAATATAAGACCTACATAACCTTCTGGAATCTCTACAGCAAGTCCTGTATGATACTCCAAAAGAAGTTGATTACAACTATTACGTACAGGTATAATTTCTGTACATGTTAAATCTAAACCGGCATCACCTTTGTGAGCTCTGATCGGCATAATAGCCTTATCATTTAATCTTTTAAATTTCAGTTCCATATATACTTTTTATTATTCTTAATTAGTAGCCCCACCAGGATTCGAACCCGGACTAAAAGGGTTCTTCCAACATCATATCGCTATGACCATTTCTGTTGTTGGCTGGACTTTGTCTTTACCATGCTTTCGTTTAGGTATCCCGTATAAAGTCTCTACACTCGGTATTTAAACCTAGCTCGGCGTTATCTACATGAGACGTTCACCGAATTAGCGGGATGTTCATCTGAATGTTTCCAAACAGAGCTCCACCAAAGAGCCTTCTGTGCTAGCCGTTACACCATAGGGCAAAATGAGGCATTTTAACGTCGGAGCCTCTCGACGTGTAAAATTTAATCGAAATCATATGAAAGTAGTAATTCGGGAATCGAACCCGAGATTTGATATCCTCCAAGATTACCTATTGTTACTTCTTACGAGTAACCCAATTCCAAAATCTTTTAAAGATATTTGGTTTCTTTTTACAAATGCATTCTTCACAAGGATCCTCAAGTCGTATTTTATTATTCTCAAGGTTTGCCATGTAATCCGCCATAGCACTGTTGATTTCATCTGCAACTTGTGCAAAATATGCACTTACTGCATAATCACGTATGATATTCATTTCAACATCGCTCATCGTATTAAACTTAGCGAGAACTACGCACTTATACGGATCTGTAATTTGTGTAATTTTTGTAAGATCTATAATGATCTTCTTACTTCTATCGTTTTTCTTCATCTTCTTCGTATTCATAATTCAATTCTTACTAGAAATTTAACAAATACATTGTTCACAATTATCACAGCTATCGCAGCAATCTTTACATGGAGATATTTTTTTCCTCTCTTCCTCTTGTTTGCTACGTAATTCTCTAACAGTCTTTAC